AGAACCGTGACACCTTTGTCAAAAACTATGACTTAATTAAAGGTATTCTGAGGATGGAAGACTTCTATCAAGAACCTCAGGTGAAGAGCTTTACAGATATGATGACAGCTGATCTTCAGCTTCCTGCGTATGTAAAGATGTATTCCATCATGACCACACCAGTGAACGAGCTGGTAGGTGAAATCACAAAACGCCCTGACACATTCAGGGTGAAAGCGTTTGATGATGACAGTAAAGCTGAAGAGCTACAATTTAAGACAGACATTCTCCAGCAATATGTAATTGGTCAAGCTAAACAGAAAATTGTTCAGCAGGCTGCAATGCAAGGTGAAGAGATTGATGAAGAAGAGTTGCAACAGCTCACCATGGATCAAGTGAAAGATGTGCTTGACAGCTACACATCTGTAGCTGAGAAATGGGCTAACCACGTACTCACCTGTCAGAAGGCTGAGTTTAACCTGAAGGAAAAGAGCGAAGATGCATTTCGTGATTTGCTAATTTCTGGAAGAGAATTTTACCACATTTATGAAGATAACTCAAAACTTGGATTTAATATTGAGGTGGCTAACCCCAAGAACACTTGGTTTCTTACAACTCCTGATAGAAAATGGATCTCTGATCCTACAGGTAGAGCTCAGGGTGCTTATGCTGCTGGTACGGTACAGGTTATGGAACTTTCAGAAATCATTGAGAGTATTCCTGACCTAACCAAAGAAGAAATTGATCATCTAAGAAGTTCTCTCCAAGACTATGGACTAATTAATGTCCGTGAATCAAATTTGGGTAATCCTGATGCAATACCTGGTACAGATTCAATTATGTACGATACGTTTGATCCACTGGTCCTTCAAACCCGTATGATTATCGAGAGTGAAATGAAGGAGAACAACGATGGTCTAAAAGACTTCTTAGGACTTACATCTAATGTAAGCTCATTTGGATACAAGTATGTTGTTGTTCGTTCTTATTGGATAAGTAAGAAAAAGATTGGTAAGGTCATTTATCTAGATGAACTAGGCAATGAACAATCTGTCCTAGTAGATGAGAATTACAAATCTGGCACCATCCCTACACAAGAATCTATTGAATGGGGTTGGATTAACCAGTGGTATCAGGGTACAAAGATTGGACCAGACATCTATCATATCAAACCGTTCAAGCTTCTTAACTATTGTCCAATCATTGGTACAACATTTGAGGTGAAGAATACAGAGGCAAAGAGTCTGGTTGACTTGATGAAGCCTTTCCAGGTGTTGTACAACGTATGTATGAACCAGCTTTACAAACTCCTTGAGAAGGAAGTGGGTAAGGTGTATTTGACATCCATCAGGCACATTCCTGTTCCAAAGGATGGTGATGCTCAAGATGCTCTTGACATCTGGGAAATGGAAGCACGTAACAGAGGTGTTGTCTTTATTGACGATAGCCCTGAGAACTTGAAGAGTCCTTCTAGCTTCAACCAGTTTAGAGACATTGACCTCACACGTACGCAGGAAATACAATCTCGTTACACACTAGCACAACAACTCAAGAACGAATGTTGGGAGCTCGTGGGTATGAGTAAGCAACGTATGGGATCTGTGGCAGCTAGTGAATCTGCTACAGGTGTAAATGCAGCTGTTCAACAATCTTATTCTCAAACAGAACCTCTGTTTGTAGCACACGAATATATCATGGGCCAGCTCTATCAATCAATTATAGATGCTGCTCTATATGTAGAATCCAAGAAGCCTCAATCCACTCTCTCTTACATTACAAATGAAGGAGAAGCTGCTTTTGTACAGGTGAATGGATCTGACCTTAAATTCCGTGACCTGAAGGTGTTCTTGACAAATCGTCCTGAAGATAAGCAAATGTTTGACGAGCTTAGAGGACTTTCTCAGGCTGTTATCCAGAATGGTGGCTCTCTCTACGATGTTATTGAGCTTTACAGCACCAAGTCTATGAGAGCTATGAAGAAGGTGTTCAAAGACCTGAGAGACAGACAAATGCAAATACAAGATCAGCAAATGCAAACTCAACAGCAACAGATTGATCAGCAGAGAGAAATTGCAGCTGCTCAGCTTCAACAGGCTCAGCTTCAGAAAGAGCAAGAGATTGCTAATGATAACTATCAAAATGAACTTGATAGAATCAATAAGAAAGAAATTGCCCTTATTGCTGCTGAATCAAAAGCAGGTCCTCTCTCTGATGTGGATGAGAGTGGCACCCCTGATGTTCTAGAGATTAACAAACTTGTTGCTGAACAATCTCGTACAGCAAGAGACTATGAAATGAAAATGGCAGACATTCAAGGTAAGAATGTCCAGAATCTTCAGAAGCTTGAGATTGAAAGAGAGAAGCTGAAGGTGGCTAGAGAAAATCAAAAGAACGACCTTGAGATAGCAAAATTGAACGCTAAGAACCGAGGTGCAAAATCTAAATAATGTTTGATAGGCTAATTGACCTAATCACAGAGTGGATTGAACAGCTGCTTCCCTTCTTTATCGTTAGAGATTTTGAGGAAGCAGTTGTTCTACGCTTTGGTAAGTTCCACAAAACAGTTAAACCTGGTTTCCACTGGCGCATCCCGTTTGTGGATCAGCCTATGGAACAGCACGTTGTGGTCACAACCATAAGCCTAGCCCCCCAGAGTCTTTACACTAAAGACAAACAGAACATTGTGGTGAAGGGGGTGATTAAGTACAGAATAGCTGATATTCAGACATTTATATTAGAAGTGTATGATGCTCAGGACGCTATATCAGATATGACACAGTCTATTATTAAGAACATCATCATGGACAAAACCCTAGATGAGTGCATAGACACTGAGATAGATAACACCCTCACGAAGAAAGCTAGAGTGGAAGCTAGAAAATGGGGGGTGGAAATCCAACAGGTAACCCTCACTGACCTAGCCCCAATCCGCTCTTACAGACTTATAAACGACACGGTGATAAACAAACTTGATTAGAGTGATTTACATTAATGCTATATTATATGTGAAAAACATTCATATAGATGCATAACTCTTTGCTATTCAATAATCTCTGACTATTTTTACACGCGTAAAACCAATTTAAACAAACTACATATGGCTGAGAACCTAGATACCCCGTCATTCGGTAACTTTAGTATTGAAAATACTATGGAGATGGGACCTGGAGGTGCAGAGCTCCTCAACGATCTTATGTCTCCTGAGACATCAACAGGCAATCCTGATGATATCCAGAAGATTGTAAAAACTGCTGAGCCCCCTGCTCCAGATCCAAAACCCGATGTTCCTAAAGGAAAAGAAGTTGTTCCTAAAGCAGATGGTGAAGAATTCACTGGTCAAGATCTCATATCAAGCTTCCTCGGTGATAACACTGATGGAGAAGAAGATTCAGAAGAGGTTGATCCTCAACCAGTTAAGAAGAAAGCTCCTGCTGCACCAGCAGCTGAAGCTACTCCTGCTGCAGAAGAAAACGAGAATGAAGATGGTGAAGGAGAAGAGCAAGTGAGTCAATTCACAGCTTTGTCTCGTGACCTTTTCAAACTTGGTGTGTTTTCACAAGATGAGGATGAGGAAGATGTAAACATCTCCACTCCTGAAGAGTTCCTTGAACGCTTCCAAAGTGAGAAGAAAAAAGGAGCAGTTGAGATGGTGCAAAACTTCATTGGTCAGTTTGGCGAGGATTATCAACAAGCGTTCGAGGCTATATTCGTTAAAGGCGTTAGTCCAAAAGAATATTTTGGTACATATAATAACGTGGTGGGCTTTTCTGAAATGGACCTTTCACAAGAAAGCAATCAAGTGAGAGTGATCAAGCAAGCATTAGCTGACCAGGGTTTTGAAACCGAAGACATTGATACTGAGGTGGAAAGACTCAAAAACTATGGTGATCTTGAGAGCGTAGCTACAAAACACCATAAAGTGCTTGTTAAGAAGGAAGCCCAGAAACTTGCTCAAATGGAGCAAAAAGCTGAACAAGAGCTCCAACAAAAACAAGCAGTAAAAAACCAATACATCCAGAATGTTCAGGGAGTCCTACAGGACAAACTGAAATCTAAGGAGTTTGATGGAATACCCATCAATCCCAAGTTGGCAAACGAACTACAAGACTTCCTGCTGGTAGATAAATACAAGACAGCAAGCGGTGAGACCCTCACTGATTTCGACAAAACCATCTTGGAATTGAAGAGACCTGAGAACCATGCAACAAAGGTGAAAGTTGCCCTCCTGCTTAAAATCCTAGAAAAAGATCCCACCCTATCTACCATCCAAAGAACAGGCGTTTCAAAGAAATCAAACGAGCTGTTTGGGGAAGTGGCTAGACAGGTGACTAAAACTAAGACAAGCAGTGTTAGTGGTCAACCAGCCAAACAAAATTCATGGTTCTTATAAATTTTAATAAATAAAAGGATAACAAAATGGCAATTCAAACAATCCCAGGTCTAACTGGCTTCACGTATGCTCGTGTCGCATCTATGGACAAGCGTGCTGTGGGTAAGCTAACTGACGCTAACCACCTGGAGAGCTTTCACTCAACTGAGCCTGCTGATTACGATAAGAAAATCATCAGCCTCTACACACAGAGCTCTCTTTACAGCAACGACTTTCTTGACATGATCAACAAAAGCACGCCTTATTACATTGATAATAATAGCGATGCTTGGAAATGGCAAGTAGCTGTTCCCTACAAATTCCCTAAGATTATCGACATCCCTGCTGCTACAGCTGAGCTGAGCAAGCCTGGTATCGATGGTCAAGAGTTCCAATTGGTAATTGACACAAACGAGTTCTCTAAGAACGCAATCGTTTCTGTTGGTTCTCGCCAATATGGTCCTCGCTTTTACGTTATTAAGGATCCAGTTCCTTGGAACATGGGCTTCCTTTATAGCTTCACTTTGGTTACAGACAATCCAACTGTAGACTTCGTTAGCTCTACCTTCTTGCAAGTGGGCATTGAACTTGAGTTGGTTGATGCTGCAATTGGTGAGTTCGATCAAGATCTTTTAGGTCTTCCTCGTTTGGGTGAGCAAATCACAATGTTTGAATCTTTGGGTTCTGCATATGGTTTTGAGCACAAAATCACTGAGTGGGCTGATGACAAAATGATGCGTGACTCTGCAGGTCGTCCTTTGGACATCCTTGTATATGCACCTCAGCGTCGTAACCAACTTCCTTTAACTCGTAACGATGTTAAATGGGAGCCATTTATTGAGTTCTGGATGCGTAAGTCTATGCTTGAGTTGAAAGTTAAGCGTATGATTTGGTCTCGTCCTGGTACTGTTAAGACTAACGGTAGCAAGCAAGAACTTAAGCGTACCTCTGCTGGTGTTTACCACAGAATGCGTAATAACGGTAACCTTGTTCAGTACAACCGTGGAGAATTCACTGCAAACTTGATTCGTTCAGTGTTTGGTGACTTGTTCTATCGTCGTGTGGATGTTAAGGACCGTCGTGTTAAAATGTACACTAACGAAGCAGGTTTTGACGTATTCCAACAAGCTTTGAAGACAGACGCTTTGAACAGTGGTCTTACCTTCATGGCTGATTCTGGAAACCGTTACATGCAAGGAGAAGGACAACACATCACTTACAACTTTGCATTCGATGCAATGGTAACTCGTGAGACTGGTCGTGTTGAACTTATTCACTTGAAAGAACTTGACCTTCCTCAAACTAACCTTGAATTCGGTCAGAACAAGAAGAGCACTCCAGTATTTATGGTATTCGACGTGTCTCCAATGTCTGATGGTTCTTTGGTTAATAACATCCGTGAAGTTCGTATGAAGGGTGCACCTTCTATGACTTGGGGTTATATCGATGGAACTCGCCACCACTTAGGCTTTGCTAAGTCTCAGGGTATGAGCTCTGCGAACAAATTCCCAGGATACGAAATCTGGATGAAGGATCGTTGTGATGTATTCATTGAGGACTTGTCTCGTACAGTTCTTATTGAGGAAATCCCACAATTCTAAGGAACCACTCTAAGGATAGTATCCTTAGACTCCTATATCGAGAAGAGATTGCCCCCCACATCCCCGTGGGGGAGCTCTTCTCACTTACAGAGTGGTTGGACTGGGGTGTCTCCCAATCGCTGTCCCTTCGGTGGGAATCACTCTGCGAATAAACCAAATAAAATAAACTACATATGGGTAAGTTAGGTAAAATCTCAACTATTAAGAAGGAGTATAACAACTCACAACTTCAAACAATGCAAGGCGGTCTTTCACTAAAAGGCCTAACACGTATTCCTGGTACAGGGGTATTTAAGTATCCTTACAAGGAATTGGATGGACAGTACAGAACAGGACTTGATCCTAATGCTAGTTACATCCGTAGAATCTCTGATCCTCTTGAGAGAGAACTGGAGACTGAGCGTGTTAAGAATCTTAGAGACAAATTGCAAGCTGCATTGGGGGATGTTGACTTAGGTCCTCGTTCTAGTTTCTGGAACTATGGATTGTCTACATCAACAAGTGATACACTGCACGTTCAGCCTGTAAAACTTTTGGATGGTGATAACTTCTTCGATCTTTCTATTCCTTTTCAGGAATTAGCCTTCTCATGGCTTCGTGTTCATCCAACAATTGCAAGCTCTTATCAAGCTTGGGAGCGTGGTGAATATCCAGCTGAAACTCAGTTCTATGTAGCTGATGATGAAATCGAGAATGCTGTTCTGTTCAAGAAAAAGCAAATGATTAACAAGGCTATTGTTAAGTTTGACGGAATGACTCCTGAAAGAAAAAGAAAAGTGGCACGTTTGTTGGGATTACCTGTGACTGATGATACTAAAGAGGAAGCAGTTTACAATCTTGTAGACAATGTCCTCAAACAAACCGAGTTTAAAAACGGTAAGTATCAAGGACTCAATCCTGTTGAAGTGTTCACACGCTTTGCAGATATGAAGGATAACTTACTCCATATCAAAGACTTAGTGAAGCAAGCTATCACCCATTCCATATATAGATCTAAACCTAACGGTAAAATATATGAAGGTGAGTTTGAAGTAGCTAAGGATGAAGATGATTTGATTAAGATGCTCTCTGACGATGATAACCAGGATCTCCTGTTAACACTTGAAGGAAAGCTGAAAACTAAGAAATTAGCTGCAGTATGATACCAGTAGACAGTTTGTTGTACAAGATCGACCAAAAACTAAATAAACTGTCAACCAATATTCACCAGCAGATAAACTTAGAAGATAAGATCTTAGCACTCAATGAGGCTCAGATAAAGCTGATAAAACAAAAGGTTGATGGTTTTAGTGTAGTGAGCGGAATGGGACTTGATGCTTTTAAGAAGCGTTATGAGGACCTTCAAAGCTTGGTCGTAACATACAACCATCAACCTCTTGATCTCACTCTCAAGAATAAAGAACTAAATCAATGGTTTGCTAATCTGCACCTGCTTGTTCCTAAGTATATGTTCTACATCGATAGTTATATACTTGCTGACAAAGGGGTGTGTAAGGATAGAAAGATCTGGATAAACAGAGACTTGGCTAAACATGGTGACCTTCAGTTCATTCTGAATAATACCCATTACAAACCAAGCTTTGAATACCAAGAGACTTTCAACTTCCTTTCGACAGATGAAATATCCATCTTTACAGATGGTACATTCACTCCTAGTAAGATATATATGTCTTATATGAGATATCCAGTGTATATAAATGCAGAAGGGTATGTCATGCTAGATGGCCAACCATCATTTAATCAAGACTGCGAACTTGAACTCTATCTAGAGGATGAGTTGTTAGACTTGACAGTACAAAACCTAGCAATGTACACAGAGAACGCTGCTGCTGTTCAAAGTGCACAGTTCAGGATACAGACAAACGAATAATATTTTTAATCACCTAAAATAAAGCAAAATGGCTGATTTTTCATTAACTACGCTCTTCGTAGTACCAGTAGGGCAAACTGCGCTCCCTAGCTCTGGATCTACGCAAAACTTGAGCGCTGGCCAAGTGGGCATTTTCAAAAATGACTACACTCTGGCTACAGCAGCTAACATCGCTGCTGCTCCTTACTTTTATATTGCGCAGGGCCGTACAAACACTTATCTGCAAGGCTCTAAGCGTTCAGATAAGATTAAAGGCTGTCCTTCTGGTGCTGGTTGTAACAGCAATGTAACTGAGTGGTACAAAGTGGACGGTTGTCCTACTCCTCTCACTCAAATTACAGATGTTGTTAACTGGAACGCACAGTGTGGTGATATCATCACTGTTACACTTCGTGCTCACTCTAGCTACCTTGACACCTTGTACTTCAACGGTTTCACTCGTTCAGTAACTGTAAACGCACCTTGTTGTGATTGCGGTGGTGATCCTTGTACTAACGTTGATGTACCTGCTTTGATTGATGATGTTATCTATCACTTCAATCTTCAAGCTCCTGGTAACAACCCTGACAACATCACTTTCTCTGACTTCTATCAGTTCCAGAGAATTGGTAACGACCAAAACGCATTCTTGCGTATCACTGGTAAGCCTCTTACCAAATATGGTCAGCCTTGTGATGTGGCAGCATTTCCTTTCGAGTATGACAGAATGTGGTTCCGTACATTCGTGTTCAGCGGACCTGCAACCACAGCTGACTTCATTGTAGCTGATCCTTGTAACACTGTTGCTGATCCTGTTGTAGTACAGCGTTCTTCTTACGCTTCTGGTACTTCTGCAGAGATTGCACAATTGGAGAAAAACTTCTACAGCTACCAAGCTGGTTACTTGAAGCATCTCTACAGGATGAATGGTTACAATGAGAACTTTGAAAGCTGGGTGAGTGATGGTACAACTTATACCACCTACTACATCAAGTTTAATGAGTTCGACAAGTCTGCTTATCAGTGGGGCGATTATATCTATGAAGACAGCACAGTAATCCTTGCTGTTGAAAAAGATAGCGCTATGGAAACCGCTCTTGAGGCAGTTCTTGTGGCAGGTCTTGGTGCAGTTGTTTCTCAGAATGGTGCGTGTGTAACGACCACTTCTACAACAACCACTGTATGGCCTTCTACTACTACAACATCAACCTTGATTCCGTAATAGTAGGCAAGTAACATAGATTATATAACCTAAGCCAGAGGTGAGAGGATACTACTCAATCCTCTGGCTTATTTATTTAAAGCAACATGGCAGATTTAAAACTAGACATATTAGTAATCCCAACATACAATGTGACAACTCTTGGGGTTGCTGATGCTTCCGTTTACCCAACTAATCCACCTGTTGTTTCTGGTGCTACAATTGAAATTACGGTTCCTGGATTTGGAACGTTCTTTAAACCATTCAGTGTTAACGACTTCAACATATTTACCACGTCAAACTTAGGAATAAGCCCCGTAGGTGTAGATCAACCTCTACCTGATGGAGTTTATCGTTTAAAATATTCTGTAGCTCCTGCATACATAAACTTCGTAGAGAAGTCCATCATGCGTGTAGAACAATTACAGGAGAAGTTTGATGGAGCGTTTATGAAGCTTGATATGATGGAATGTGATAGAGCTATCAAAACACAAGCATTTGTGGATCTCAACTCTATCAACTTCTTTATGCAGGGGGCCATTGCTGCTGCAAACAACTGTGCTGATCTTGAAGCAACAAAGCTTTATAATCAGGCAGATATGATGCTGAATAACTTTATAAAAAACAATTGTGGTTGCTCTGGAACCAACTACGTAATAAACTTTTACTAATATGGCTATGTGTAGAAACTGTGGAGCTAAAGTTGGATGTGGATGTCAATTGATTAACGGTCTTTGTGCAGCATGTAATGGTGCTATAAAACAAGGAAGAAAACTTATAGGAAATGTTATCACCCAGGCTTACAAGTTGTCCAGAATGCGCTAGTATTCCAGCACTGATTGCTGATATAGATTGTAAACTAGCTTCTCTTGCAAACAACTTATACAACAATGTTGTATTTATGTTGAACCAGCCTGTACCTGGAGGGGCAATGCTGGCTCTTATAAACTACAGAAGAATACTTGCTTATAAGTATTGTAACCCCGATTATGCTGCTCCATTCACGGTGAACATGATTGCGAGTAGAGTAAAACTTTTAAAATATAAATAAATGTCCAACATTTGTTCAAATTGCTATAACGGTTGTGTAGAAACAACATCTGATCAATGTGTAAGATATACGGGTGTAGATGTTCCTATTTTGGGAATCAAGACAGGAGACTCTCTTTCGTATGTTGAGCAAGCATTGATTACATTTCTCACATCTACGCTTGATGGAAGTGGAATAATCCTACCCATCAACCCTCAAATTATTTGCGAGATTGTAAGTAAGAATCTTGTATCATGTGAAGACCTTAGTCTTCCAAACGTAATTAGTGCAATCATCCAAGCTGTATGTGAATTAGACACACGCGTTACTGCTCTAGAGGATGATTTTGCTGCTTTAGAAGCATCTTACAGTGTAGGATGTCTTACAGGTGTAACTGGTTCCTCTGGAACACATGCAATCCTGCAAGCTGTTATTACAAAGCTTTGTGGCTTAGAAGTGGAGCTTGATGCTCTTGCTCTTGATGTAGACACAAACTACGTTAAGCTTGCTGACCTCAACTCTCTAATTGCTGCATATTTAGCTAGTGTTGGAACTAGCAGTAAGTATTACAACCGCATGGTTCCTTATGCTGTTGTAGAATACTATGGCACATTGACAGGTAAGTTTGATGGTACAGGTGCTGGTATAGTTGGAACTGATTGGGAAAAGATTTATCTGTGTAATGGTAACAACGGCACTCCTGATAAAAGAGGACGTGTACCAGTTGGTGCTACAACAGGTATGGGTGGAGGAGCTTTCAATCCTGCAGTGGATCCTGGTGTAGCTGGTAATCCTGCTTATGCCTTATTAGGAACTGCTGGTTCTAATAGTGTAACTCTTTCAGCTACAGAAATTCCTGCTCACTCTCACTTGGCTACAGCCACTGTATCTGATCCTGGACACTTGCATACAATTGCATACGCCCATGGACAAGCTGACCAGAATGAACCTGGTGTATATGGTGACCTTATGGATATGAATGGCACAAAGAGTTCGTCCACTAGCACAAACACAGCAGTTACAGGAGTTTCTGTGGCAGTGAGTGTTGGTTCTACAGGAGGCGGATTAGCCCACGCTAACTACCAGCCTGGTCTGGGATGTTACTACATTATGTATATTCCTTAACAGTTAAACTCTTTATATAAAATGATATACCTTCCACAAAATCCATGCTGTACAACGATTCCAGTTGTTACCTGCGGATGTGATCCTTGTAGTACGCCCCTTACACCAACTAACAATGTTACATACAGCGGACCTAATTTATCTTGTACATTAATCGCAACATATGACACAGCAACCGTGGCTTTCCAAAAGATTGACACTCAAATCTGTAGTCTTAAACAACAGATCTACAATCTTCAGGTGGCCTTAGGTAATTGCTGTCCAACCACTACAACAACATCTACTTCTACAAGTTCGACAACAACAACCACAACAACCATCGCTTGTCCTTCTTGTTTGTTCTATTCTGTGACTAATTCAACGTTGTCACCTGTTAGTATATCCTACTACCAGTGTGGAGGAACTCTTGTAAACACTTCTGTAGCGGGTCCTAGCATCATCTATGTATGTGCTTGCGCAGGAACATTAGTTGTGCCTCCTGTACCAGGTGTGTCATCAGCTAATCTTGGGGCATGTCCTACAACAACCACTACAACAACTGTAGGGTAAAGTAATAAAAAAGCTCTGTTTGTTGGTTTTCAGAGCTTCTCCCTAGGGTTTCTACCCTGGGGAGTTTTTTATTTATAACCAACTTGGTTAGAATGGATAACGGGAAAGGTTAAAATAATTTGGAAAATATCAAAAAACCTTCGTACCTTTAGGGCAATTTTAATTATAAAAAGTTGCAAATGCCTGAAAATCAATCTCTTCTGCAACAGCTGGAGCAAATGCTTCACTGGAAAAAGAGCAAAAAGTTCTATGCAGACAAACTAAACATCACAGAAAATGAGGTGGATGAGTTACTGAGGGAGTTGAAAGGATCAGAAGAAATACAGAATGACGCTGAGATTTCAAACTATATTGGAGAGCTAGAAGACCATGTGGTAAGGTTTTTGGAGGATGTGCAGAAGGGAACAGGTGAGGTGGTGTTCAACTCTAAAGATGAAATCAAAAGCTTAGATGAGTTAATCGAGAAGTGCAATATTGACACAGAGAAGTGGGAGATAACTAAATACGTACAGAACTACTGGGGTAATGGTAACCAGCCTCACTGGCAGGTGAAAGCTTGGTTGGGTAAGAAGAAAGATGAGCAAGTGTTTCAGGACAGCTTTGTATCCTTCCTAGAAACCTATCAACCAGCATCTCCAGAAATAATGGCTCCCAAATATGAGAAAGGTAAGAAAGATGCTTGCCTAATCATTAACAAACAGGATTCCCATTTAAACAAGCTAGACATAGGAGGAGAGAACGATATAGACCAACGCTTTGGTGATTTCATCCAGAGGGTGGAAATAATCCTAAATCAATCTTCTCTATCTAACAATCTCACAGACATCAAATACATCATTGGTTCTGATGAGTTCAATAGTGAATTCACTAACACAACTACAAAGGGAACTCCCCAACAAAACATCCTTTCATACCACGATGCTTTTCAGGCAATATGTGATCATGAGGTGAGCGTGATAAACCTGCTCCTTCAGAAAGGAGAAAATGTGGATGTTATATTTGTAGCTGGTAATCATGATGAATATGTAGGATGGCATTTAGCCAGTTGGTTACAAACCTACTTCAGAAACGAGGAGCGTGTGTTCTTTGACATCTCTCCAAGATATAGGAAGTATGTAAGCTATGGCACCTCAGCATTAATGTTCAATCATGGAGATGCTCTGAAGCCTGCAAAGCTTGCTGGTTTATTCCCTATGGAATTTAAAAGTGAGTGGTCAGATCATGAGAATTTCTACATATTTACAGGTGATAAACACCATGAAATGAGTCTTGATTTCAATGGTATTAAGTTCTATCAGCTCCCTGCATTCTCTACAGCCAAAAGTGGCTGGGATGATAAGAATGGATACACCATCACTAAAGGTGAGGTGACTGGGTTCTTGATAGATTTACAAGACGGAATAACGAATATATTCAAACAGTATTTATAATGTCAACTTTTAGGAAGTTAGTTTCAGATGTACGCTCTATGCACAAGTTGCTCTCCACGGACAACTTGATCACGGATAGAGCTGTCATGTCTGAAATTAAGAACAATGCCTTCCTCCTGATAAAGCGTGAGACTAATCTGAGGAAGTTATGGGCAACCGATACAGTTTTTACCACCATTCCCTGCTTGGAGATGGTGGAAGTTCCTATTTCTGAGTGTTGTGATTATGCTGATCCTTGTACAGTGGCTAGAACAAAGTTCAAGCTTCCTAGGATTACAGAGGGTAATTATCAATATGTCATTCAGGGTGTTTATTCAATTAACGCCATGAGTGGTCAGGGAAAGAAACTTAAGGAAATAACCATCAACCGATACGTAAACTTGCTCAAGCTTCCAATCATTAAGAAGGAAGAATACTACTGGATTTCTAATGGGTATCTGTATGTGAACAATCCACTCCTAAAAGCAATCAGATTTGTTGCTCTTTTCGAGGAAGATGTTCCAAATGAGATAATGTATCCAGAATGTGGATGTGGCACTCCAGACTATACACCAGAACAACTGTGTGTAAATCCATTAGACAAAGAATCCCCTGTTCCTGGCTACCTGGAAAAGCAGGTGTTGGAACTCACTTCTCAGAAGCTTCTCTCTACGTATTTCAAATTGAAGACAGACATCACAAGTGATGGAGTTGATGGTCAAGCACCTAACGCTCCAAACTTGAGATAGACATGAGAATAAAGATAGACTGGAGAAGCGCCAGCAAAGAAAACTACAACAGTTTCTGTAAGAAACATCCGTCCATCAAACTCACTTTCGATCAATGGAGAAACATCATCTATTCATTTAATGATGCTTTCAAAGAATACATCCTTGAGACAGGAGAACGAGCAAAGCTACCTTTTGGTTTTGGTGAGTTTGCTATAAACAAGAAAAAGCGCAGGAAGATAAAAGGAGTTGATGGGAAAGAGTTTGTAAACCTTCCTATTGATTGGAAAAAGACAAGGGAGAAAGGCAAGCGCATCTACAACTTTAACTTTCACACAGAAGGCTTCTTCTTTGGATGGATGTGGTTCAAGACAACAGCTAGATTCAAACATTCTCAGCTGTGGTATTTTAAACCTTCCAGAAACACGTCTAGGCTTCTTTCACATTACATAAACGCTGATGATAAATATCAGCATCTCTATCACGAATGGAAAAAGTAAAATAGATGTCATACTATTACAAATATAATTTCATCAGCCCTGAGCCTGTGTATTCCACTGTAAAGGAGGAATTCAAAAGCTATTTTGATACAGGAGCAGTTGATGATTTGATGTTCCCCACCTACTTGGATAAGTGTCTAAGGAAGCTGGGTAGAACCACATATGTGATTTCTCAGGAAATCCTACACATTAATGACTATCAGGCTAGACTTCCAGACAACTTCTTTGCTGTTCGTGAAGCATGGTTGTGCACAGCTGTAAATGGTTTCCCTTATCAGCAAGCTAATTCATTCTACTCACAAGCTGCTACATCTACAACAATTCAGGTGAGCCCTATCACCACAGATTGTGCCATCCCTAGTCCTTGTTGTGGTAATGTAGGATGTGATGGATCTTGTATGCCTGAATTGGTTCAGACAGTATACAAGACTAACAACCAGGCTCCTGTTCTCTATCAAAGAGAATACTTACTAAAACCTGGTAATATATCCGCACAAGGTAACTGTGGTGTAGACTATACCAACAACTGGGAGTTTTATGCACAGGCACCTCCTATTAATGAGTTCACTCCTGGTTCCTCTTGGTATGACTCATTTGACATTAGAGACAATAAGTTTGTCACCAACTTCCGTAATGGCGTGGTGCATCTTCTTTTCTACGCTACAGAGTATGACGCTGGTGGAAATCAGCTGATTCCTGACAACTATCGTATCAGAGAGTTTATTGAGGCTTTCATCAAATACAAAGTGATTGAGACCCTCACTAACCAAACTAACGATGAGACGTTCAACCAGCTTCAGACCAAGCTTGCGTTCTACAAACAACAGGCTGATGAGGCATTTATCATGGCTGATATTGAGATCAAGAAGCAAGATCCTTGGACTAAGCAACGTAGGATTAAGAACGACCTTAACAGATTTAATATGTATGAACTCCCCAATCGTACCAATAGATATGGTTGGAGACGTAATAACTAACAGTAATGGCTGAACAGGAACAAGGCAATATTAGACAGGAGTATAACAATGCTACCACAGGTCTTAACATGGACCAAACCCCTAACCAAATTGCGAAGGGGAAATTAACGTATGCATTAAATGCTGCTGTTGAGAATTATGATGCTAATTCTGTAAACTATCAGAATGAGCCTGGGAACGAACTTTGTGTTACGTTCCCTTCTGGCTTTGTGCTTATAGGTAACCACTTCATCCAAGAGAAGAGCAAACATATATTCTTCATCACCAATCCTGATACAGGAGATAGTCAGATTGGATATATGGAGAACAACGACTGTATTTATCGTGTGGTTGTAAATGCTCCTTGCCTCAACTTTAGTACCAACTATCCCATCCACAAGGTGGCGCATAAGATAACTAATTGCACCACAGAGATTTATTGGACAGATGGATTCAATCCTAGGAGATATTTGGACATTGACAACATTCCAAAAGTTCTAAAATCTGGAACTCCTTTCTGCGATCCGAAATATACAGATGATCTGGATTGTAACCAGCTCAAACTTCAACCCAACTTTAACATCCCTCAACTGGAGGTAACTGATGTTGCTAGCACAGGAAACCTGATTGCTGGTACATACCAGTTTGCTATTCAGTATTCTGACGCTCAGGGTAATCCCTACACTTCCTATTATTCTGTTACCAACCCAACACCTATTGCTGATAAGTTCATTACATCAGTGAACTTCAACTATGCTGTTGGAAAGTCCATCATCCTCAATATAAGTAACCTTGAGGACACTGGATTGTATCAGTATTTCAACCTAGCAGTGATTAAGACAGTGAATGACATCACTTCTGTTGAGTTGGTTGGCACTTATTACATTGATGCTGTTCAGAAGGAAATCACATACACTGGTCAGAACGTTACACAAATCAGACTAACCATCAATGATATATTCGAGAAGTTCCCTTATTACGACATTGCACAAGATCTCACTGTTGCACAGGATGTCTTGATATGGGACAACCTTACATCTATTGATCGTATCAACTACCAAAGCATTGCTAGTCAAATTCCTCTGTTATGGGAAAGCTGGAGAATTCCTGCTGACCAAAACTATGCAGATGAATTGAATGCCACTAACCTCAGAGGTTATCTGAGAGATGAAGTGTATGCTTTTGAGATAGTGTTCTTACTTAAGAACGGTAAACAAACTGATGGGTTTCATATTCCTGGTAGAATCAAAGGTCCTGCAGAGAACCTGCAACCCGATGTACCAGACACCAACCCAGACTTTATAGGCATTCCTGATTACACATCTGGGGGAGTGGGATATAGCCCGTATTGGAAAATCTACAATACAGGATCTGTACTTGGTACAAGTCCTGGATATTCTCCAGCTCCTGACTACAGAGGTGCTTATCAATATGGTGAGTTTGGTTATTGGGAATCAGCTGACACCTACCCATGTAACAAAGATGTATGGGGCGATCTTGCTGGCCAACCTATCAGACACCACAAGTTCCCTGATATAAATGTAAGTCCTGCTTACGAATCTAAGATATTTACAGGACCTTCAGGTATGGTGATGGGTAATGATGCTGTGTTCCCTATTGGTGTACAGATTGATGTACAACTAGTGAGCTCACTCATTCAGACATCCAACCTTACACCAGAGCAAAAAGATGATATTGTAGCATTCAAAATCATCCGTGCTGATCGTGGTACAAACAAATCTATTGTTGCTAAAGGCATCCTTAGGAACGTAAACACATATGAGAGGGAAGAAGAAACTTACTACTACCCTAACTACCCATACAACGATCTTAACTCAGATCCATTCCTCAATACAGCAAACAATGCCTATTCACAAATCTGTGATGGGTACACTGTATTTATAGATACACTTGTTGTAGACCCTGCAGGTGGACCTTCTTTTGCTGAGGTGGAATACACTGATTGTAACACAAACAAAGCAACAAAGAAGAAATACTTTGCAATAGATCAATATCCACTTTGTTCAATTGGCAAACCTAGAATCCTTGGTCCTGCAACAGGAAGGGTGGGACTTTCTACATATGAAGTGTGGACAGCTCAGGTTTGTAATCCTAGCCCTTTTGCATTTGCCAGAGGTGGTAGAATTGAATGGAATGACATCTATACAGGCATCACTACACAATGGATAAATGGATGGCCCACTTCTCCAGTGTATACATTATATGTAGTTCCTGGCACAGGTGGTCCTGTACAGATTGAAGGCCCTGGTGAAATATGTTTCACTGGACCTACATTAGTGACAGGAGCTAATTGTAAAGCTGAAACTCCTCAACCTGGATTTACAGAGAAGTACAGACAGATATTCAACTCTCCTGAAACTTCTTTTGGACAGCCATTCTTAGGTGGTGTTCTGAAGCTTGAGAGTGTAATGTTTGGTAGAGGTAAGGGTCACTTTGTTGAGGTGAGAGATAACGCCAAGTATAAACTCTTAACAGAAGAAGCTCAGCGTGATGCTCTTGAAAGTGCTGAAGAACTAGGTGATGTAACCACACCGTTTAATGCCACTGCTATGTTCACAGCATATCAGGCGTATTTAACCATCTATGTGAATGGTATCACGAGGAAGAACTATGCCTACTCTTTCAACTCTATAGGTGATTATAACTATGGAGTGGGAGTTCCTGATAATCAAGGGATTAAGCAAAGAACTCTTGACATCGCTAGATATTTGATTCCTGGAGTGCAGAACGTTGGTGATCTATACAACATCAACAACTTCCAGAGAGAATCATCTGTCTACCTGAGAACCGATCTTAACAAGACAGCGCTTCCTTTCCCAGACCAAAGTCCTAACATGTTGTCTGCAGGAAGCCCAATAGTTACAGACATATCAAGATTCACTATATCAGAAAGAAGCAAATGTCAAGCTCCTGCTAAGGAAGAAGACATGTCTGTTGTTTCTTATTACGCATCTCTTAAGAATGTATTTGTTAATCAATACGGACAAATCTATTCTTATAGCACGGTGGACACTGGTTTCCAAGTGCTTGTGGATGATACCACTCCCGACATACAAACAGTGTTTGGTGGTGATACATTCATCAGCAGGTTTGCATTCAAGACCAAGCTTCCATTCTTTATTGACAACCGTGTGAATGCTCCTGATGACAGTGATATATTCTATGATGAGATAGGTAACATAGCCTATCCAAAATACTGGCATTCAGCACGTTCTATTCTTAGAGACTACAGCATCACAGGTGTGGGTGTATTGTCAAACATTATTTCATACAAGGCTCACAACTTTGATTGTCCAAACAGTCAGTTTGTAGCTCCTGGACAGCCTAAGGATAGCAATCCTGGAAGAACTTTCTACGACGGATATTTCTATTTGTTTGCATACGGTATTCCTAATTTCTATTGTGAGAGCTCTTACAACGTAGACCTACGTCAAGCTTTCAACAATAGAGAAGGAGACTTCTGGCCTCACGTGAGTACAGGAATTCCTGATGACTGGGTGCAGCAAAGTTATGTTCCTATTGTTCAGGATAATACATACTACTACAATGTCACATATTCTAAGCAGAATAGAGAAAACACATTTACAAATCTACCTATCGACTGGGGTAAACCTTGCTTCACATACTACCCTTTCAGAGCTATCTATTCTGATTCTCAGAATATCGACTCTGATAACAGGGTGAATAGCTGGTTGATTTACAGAGCCATATCTTATTATGACTTCCCACAGAACTATGGAAATCTTATATCCCTAGATGGAATTCAGAACAAGGCAGTGCTTGCTCGTTTTGAGAACAAGACGCTTCTGTACAACAACCTCCTTACGATAGATACAAGTAACCCTCAGGCAGCGTATGTGGGTAATCCTCAGTTCTTTAGATCAGCTCCTCCGATTGACTTCGCAGAAACTGATTTGGGATATGTAGGAACCCAAAACAAGATGTTGCTGAAGATTCCACAAGGACAAGTGTCTGTGGATGCTAAACGTGGTCAGGTGTTCTTAATCTCTGGTACACAGGCTGTAGACCTGTCAGGGTTTGGTTCAGGACTTAATAGGTTCTTTACAGACCATCTGGCATTTGAAATCCTGCGTTACTTCCCAGAGGTGCCTACAGATAACCACTTCACAGGAATTGGTCTGCATGGTGTGTTTGATAGTAAGTATGACAGGGTGCTCATCACTAAGCTTGACTATGTTCCAAAGAGCAAGGATGTTAAATACGATGCTGTAAAGAGAGAGTTTTATATTGAAACTCAATATAGAATGCCTTCAGAAGATCTCATCTACAGTGTTGTTCGTGAGAGAGTTTATTTGACAGATGAGAAATACTTCTGCAACAAGAGCTGGACAGTGTCTTTCAACTTCAATACTAAGAGCTGGATAAGCTTCCATAGCTACATTCCTAACTGGTATATTGGTGAGAACAACTTCTTCTACTCTGGTCTTAATGGATGTTGTGATGACTTTGATGTGATTGTTGGTGTTCCTGGACCTATTCCAACCACCACCACCACTTCTAGTACATCTACCACTTCTACAAGCTCTACCACCACTACAACCACTACATTGAATTGTAATCTTGTAGGAACTGTTAGAGAAACAAACTGTACCATATCAGGAACAGCTGTAGTGACAGTACCACCACCAATACCTCCTTGCGAAAGACCTGAAGGTTTGATAGAAGATGTGTTCTTTACAGGATACAACATCATCTCTCCTCCTAGCAATGTAGATTCTACAGGAAGTCAATCAGATGCATGTAATGCTGTTGCCTACCTGAATACATTTGGGGAAGAATATGTAAACGTTGTACCTACATTCCTCACTATCGAATACCAAGGACTGTATGTTGGATCTAAAGTGTTTGTAACCAATGGTACAACTGATTGTACAACAATCCCTGATGGTTGGTATTTCACAGGAGCTTCTCAATCGCTTAATGTAGTGTTTGAAGTGGTAGACGGAGAGATTGTATACATCACTAGTTGTACAACCACAACAACTTCTACAAGTAGCACAACTACTAGTACAACCAGCACAACATCTACAACCAGTACAACTAGTAGTACAACGTCTACAACTACTAGCTCTACTAGTACAACAACCACTAGTACATCATCTACAACAACCACTACAACTACAGCTATACCTGTAACCACTACCACTACTTCTAGTAGTAGTACAACTACAACAACAACAACAGGTACACCACCACCAACTACCACTACTACAAGTTCTAGTAGCACCACTACTACATCAACTAGTAGCACTAGCACTACGTCTACTAGTAGTACAACAACTACTACCACTACTGCAGCACCTATTACTTGTAATAATTACAACATAGAAGGTGCCCCATCAATAGATGTTGAATGGTTAGAGTGTGATGGTACACCAAATTCCGCTACAGTAACAACCGCAATAGTTATTTGTGCTCAGACAGGTAGTGTTTCTCAGACAGGAGGATCAGGAAACATAACACAACTTGGTTCTTGTACATCACCAACCACAACAACATCTACAACTAGCAGCACATCTACAACCACAACAACCACCACAGCTGCACCTGATTGTTCACTTGCTGGAACAGCTGTTGAAGGAGAACCATCACTACCATAACTTTTAAATATCATATAAAATGACAGTATTAATAACATTAACAACAGCTGGGACAGACACAGGTCCTTTCAACCTCTACTCGAATGTGGATGGTTATGTTTCAGCATTTGAAACAGGTGTGTCTAAAGCTGCACTTGTATCAGGTTATTCATCTGCACTTGTTCCTAATGGTACAGCAACCATAAGAATAAAGTCTACGGGCACTTGTGTAAACTACATAGATGTTACAGTGGTTACAACTACTACCACCACATCAAGCACAACATCTACGTCTAGTACCACAACAACCACGTCTAGTACTACACCACCTACTGAGCTATTTGTTTATGCAAAATATATAAATGCTGCATCTCCTGGTGATTTACAATTTAGTATAAACTCAGGACCAAACTTCAACGCTGGTGCTATAGCAACATCATCTTGTAATTATATGTTTACAATAAGTGGAATCACTGCAGGAGATAGCATTTCGTTTACTGACTCAAACAGTCAGGCAATTGCAGGAAGCACATCTGTTTGTCCTTCAGGACCTGGTGGATTTGGCTGTACGTACAACTACTCTGTATTAGTGTCTGGTCCACAAACTGCATACATTTCTGTTGACGGAACTACCGCTTGTTAAAATAAATAAGAATGGCTAAGACAATCATCATAAAATTAACTAGCTCAGGACCCACAGCGGGACCCTTTACAATCATTGACCAACTTGGAAACACTCTAGCAACGGGTGTTTCCAAGGAGGACTTGATTTCTGGGGTGAGCTATGTTGTGGATGATGCTGTTAATGTCATCACTGTAGAATCTACAGGTAAGTGCAAAAGCAAGAAAAACTTCCCTGTCACTACAGTTAATCCTGTAAGTTTAGCAGCTACCACGTATAACCAAATATCAACAGCTTGTATCTGGAGGCACTTGAAGAACCCAGTGGTGTATAACTACTTCTATGGAAACATAGAACCTTACATCATCGAGTATCCATTTGCCTATCAGTATCAGGATGAAATCCTACAATCTGTTCAGGATTACACCAAGGCATATAGATACTTCTCTGATCCAGATGGTGTGTCTGATGACAACCGCAAGATAGAAACTGACAATGCTTGGTTTAATAAGGCTGTCCTTTACAATGGTCAACAGAGTACAGGTGTGCTTGAGTTGGTTCCTAAACCAATCAACAACCTGAAGGAATACTTAAAGTATCCAATATATAACGCTGATAGTAAGACAATTACATTCACAAAGAGTGATAACTTCTATCAATACAATACGTTCTGGAGTCTTGTAAAGAACAAACAAGAACCTCTGTTCATACGCACGTGCGAGAGCTTGTCTTTGGACAAGGTGGTGAACCAGGCTAATATGGACTACGGAAAGAGATCTTTCAAGAAGGAACCTCTGAGAGCTAAGGAGCTTAAGGTGAGACACATCCTTGATAACCGCAGCGATGCACACCTGGTTTCTCAGTTTATTTACACACCTGCTCAAATCTCTTACAAGTAATGAACAATTGGTTAGACAAATATGAACAAGGAGGATTGGTCTTGAAACAAAAGACCAAGGATAACTATGGGAAGAAAGCCAACCCAAACAATCCTGATGTATCATTTCCTCCAGGGTTCAAGGGATGGGCATATAACACCAAAGGACGTAATTACAGTCCTGCATGGGGTGGACAGTTTAAAGATGGTGGTAACTTGATGCCTGCTATGGCTGGAGCCAACCAAACTGTTCCTATGGCTCAGAACGGATTAACATTCTTAGAACCTACAAGCAAGAAACTTCCTAAGGGATATGTTATTCCTTTTAACACCCCTAGTACAGAACTTGCAATGTCTATAGGTGGTGAACAAGGAGAACCTGCATATCTTATACCATCTTTTAAATATGGTAAACCATTAAAAGATCCTGTAGCTGAGTTTAGAAAAACAGGAGAACATCTTGGTGGTCCATTTAAAACATATCAAGAAGCTGATGAGTGGGAAAGAACAGTGAGACATCCTTATGTTGAGAAAGGTCAGTCTATTCCTGCTCCTTTAAAAAGATGGGGAAAAGACTTTGCAATGGGAGGCAGCCTTCCTGGTGCTGTAGGATTCATGTACGCACGTACAGCAGGAGCTGCTCCTAGCAATGGTCCTTATGCTAAGAAGACAAAGGCTAGTGCACAGAATGGTAAGGAGATGAAATACTACCAAGAAGGTTTGGATTTCAAACCTAAGACCATTAGTCAAGATGGCACTGTGATAGATCCTGAAGGATATTGGAACCCTGAGAACTGGGGCAACCCTGTAATCATCCCATCCACAGATATCACTATGGAGGGTGTGGATGTTCCATTGATTGGTATATCTGACACAGGAGATGTACAATACATGCAACCTGGAGAAGACTATGAATTTGATGGTGAATATGTAACAGAGTATCCTGTTGCTAAAGATGGTGTTAGTGTGAATAATGCTGATGCTCAACCTATTAAAAAGTTAGACCAATTACTTAACTTTACAAACTATAACAAACCAACCAAGGGTGGCTGGTTAGATAAATATAACTGATATGAAAGCAAAAATGCTCAAAATCGCTGGTGTTAAGTCTGAGAAGGAATTCTACAAGAAGTATCCTACAGAAGAAGCATTCATGGCTAAACATGGTAAAGCCTTAAAGAAAGCCCAGATCGGTTCATACATTGGTGGTGAGTCAGGTGCAGGTTTTCAACCTATGAACTTCCAAGAGATTTACGACAATGTTGATTATGGTATTACAGGATCTACAGATGAAATGCGTAAGGAGGAAGAACTCAGAAAAGCACAGATTAAATCTGCTCAAGAAGAATCTGGCAAAGGAGGTGGTGGAGGACTTGGTGATATTGCCAATGTTCTTCAGAGCAAAGAATTTGCAGATGCCCTTACTAGCGCAGCTGGTGGTGCTAGAAAAGGTAAGACTATTAAGAAAGCACAAGCTGGAGATCAGATTGAAGTGGAAGAGAAACCAGGTGGAGACTTTTTTAAACAAGCATCTAAATATGCAGGTCCTGCAGGTAAGCTTATAGAAGGGTTCCAACAATTAAAAGCAGAGAAAGAAGCACTCAAAAGTGCTCAGCAGATGCAAGGGGTAAGTGATGTTGTAAGACAAGCTGCAAATACACGTCCTGAAGAAACACAACGTAGATATCTTCGTCCTGAGAATATTAAAAATACAGGAGAAGAGTTCTTCCCAATATATGGTGTAGGTACGAATGTTCTTGCAAGGAACGGAGCTTCTGTTGGTGGTGGAGAAATCATGAACACGTTTGCTCCAAATACACTTTACGATGATCTTGGATATGAGCCTTTGAATGATAGCGAACGCTATAAGCAGTTTATGCATGGTGGTAAAATGCACAAAGCTGCAACTGGCTTAGAAATGTTTGCTGAAGCTGGTGGTGGAGATATTGCAAGTAAACTACTAACTGGTATCACTGGTGAGAATGCTGGTGGTAACATAGGTGGAACTATTGGTAAAACTGCTGGAATGTTCTTTGGACCAGTGGGAAGTATGGTAGGTCAAGCAGCTGGTCAACTTATTGGTACAGCCCTTGACAGAAAACCCCAACAAATTAAAAAGGCTAAAGCTGCTACAGAGAAGAATATCAAAGCTACAGCTCTTCAATCAGGGTTTCAGGGTGGACAGGCACAAAATTCATCATTCATGGAGAATGGTGGAACAACCTCTCCATATGAATGGGTGAGTCATACATGGCAACCTCAGGTGATTGCTACCTTCGGAGAACACAAAGTGAAAGACCTGCTCACACCTCCAAAGGATGCTGATATGCTAAGAGCTGGTGGTCATCTAAAAGAATACACTCCTCCTAGTGCAAGAGCTATGTCTACAGAAAGACCTGACTTCCAGATGGGTGGTGAGCTTCAGACACATTGGGGTGGATATGCAGAGTCTATGTCTCAGAATCCATACCTGCCAGATGGTGGAGAAACAATCATGTTCAGAGGTCAGTCTCACGATGAGAGTGATGGTAAGGGTAACACAGGTATTGGTATCACTTATGGTGACAACCCTGTAGAGGTGGAAAGAGGTGAACCAGCTATCAAGATGAGAGATGGGTCTGGTGGTGACTCTAGCCTTGTAGTATTTGGTAACTTAAAGATTCCAAAGCTGCTAGGTGATCCTAAGGCAGAAGGTAAAAACTTCAAGAGATATGTAGAAGGTTTGTCAAAAAATGAAAACAAACAGAACACACTTGTTAATAAATCTATCACAGAGATTGACGAAATGGATGTACAAACTCCTTTTGATAGATTGAAATTCAACTCTTTACAAGCAAACGTTATGGGTGGTAATTTAAAACTTAAAGACATAGCTCAAAAGAAAATGGATGCTGCCGCTCTTCAAACTGCTATGAATGACACTATTGAACAGTTCGGTCTGAAAACCACAGACAAGGGTAACATCATGGCTAAACTTGGTGCAAACATTCTAAAGGCACAAACAGGTAAAGATCTTCCTAAGCTAGAACAAAAGGATTACGAATACTTGCAAGGGTTATATGATGTTGCTGAAAGAGAAAAAACAGGACCTACAGTTCTAAAGTTCCAGAAAGAGTTTCACAGACTAGCAAAGCCTTATGCTGAAAAGGTGATTTCTGAAGAACCCACAACTTCCTTTGGAAAGAAAATGGGGTATCCTGCAACTGATATAAGAAGTAATGAGGACAAGATATTTGGAAAGAGAACAGTGAAATATATGTCAGCTCTAAAGGATGCCATGAAATCCCCAACACCCCCTGAAAAAGAATCAGGACTTCCTCCTATTACACTTACAACCAAGAAGAGCGAAACTGTTCCAGAAAAAGAAAAAGAAGGAGAAGAACCAGTTTATCCAAAACGTCCTGGTATCATAAACGTTATAAACGAAGTGCTTCCTTATCTAAGACCTACGGATGTAGAAGATCTAGATCCTAATCAACTTACTGGTGAGATGTATGCATTGGCTACCAATCAGTTAGAACCTGTAGCTGCACAAACAATTCAGCCTCAGCTAACCATCCCTTATGACATCTCTCTTCAAGACATTCTAAATGAGAACAGGGCTTCCTTGAGATCACAACAGAGACTTGTGGGATACAATCCTGCTTTACAAAGTCAACTTGGGGCACAAGAATATGCTGCTAATCAGAGAGTGCTAGGTGAGCAATTCCGTATGAATCAGGCATTTAAGAACCAGATTTACAAAGAGAATAGGGATAAGCTTGATCAGTTTGGCTTGAAGAATCTTGAGATTCTTGACCGTCAATATCTTCGTCAGGCTGAAGCTAAGAGCAAGACCAAGGCCACCACTCAGGCTGCTCTTAATTCTATTGCTGCCAAATATGCTCAGAACAAGTTGGAAAACAGAACATTACAGGTGTATGAGAACCTTTACAATTATCGTTTTGATCCTAGATTTAGGGCTACAAATATGAATCCTCTGGTGGATTTTGAAGCAATGATTGCTAATGCTAGCCCTTCTCAGATAGCAGAATACAAGAAAGCTCTTGAGTCAAAGTCTAAAAAGTCTGACAGTGGGTCTTCCAAAAATGGATCTATTGTAAGGTCTCTTAAAAATATCTAACTAACTCAGTTATAGCGATTTACCAAAACTCGTTATAGCTCTTGGAAATTATAATTATTCATATTACATTTGCTAACTTAATGTACAATGGCTTCATTTACAGACCTCATACCGCAATTTAACCCCTACATCCAGCAGCTTCCTGTGGAAGCTATGGTGACCGTAGGTATGGAGAAACAGAAGCGCTATGATGAGGGTTTACAGAAAATTCAGTCCCAAATTGAAAGGGTTGCTGGTCTAGATCTCTACAGAGATACGGACAAAGCATACCTACAGTCTAAACTGAATGAGCTTGGAAACAACCTAAAAGTCGTGGCTGCTGGTGACTTCTCTAACTTCCAATTGGTTAATTCTGTTTCTGGAATGACTAATCAGGTGGGGAAAGACCCTATTGTCCAGAACGCAGTTACCTCTACAGCCAGACTTAGAAGAGAGTTTGCTTCCATGGAAGAATATAAAAAGAAGGGGAAGTCTGATAAAAACAACGAAGAGTTCTTCATGAATAAGGTGGTAAGACCTTATCTAGACGGACCACTTGATGCTTCTTTTACTGGAGAGTATTCTCCATACACCGACATCATGGGGTTGATTAGTGAGAACATAAAGGCTGCTGGAATAGACAAGTCAGTGGTACAGCAGATGTACCAAACTGACAATCAAGGCAGATTGATATTTGGAAAAAACGGTGAACCCCTCCCTGCTAGAACCATGACTGAGATTGAGACATCAACCAACATGAAGCAGGTGAAGTCAATTGTAGAGAATGTGCTTAGCAGAGGAGATGTACAGAATCAACTTAATATCGATGGTTGGGCAAATACAAGAGGTATATCTCCACAGTCTGTCATAGATAACTATCGTGTAGAGTATAGTAAGAAGATAGGAGATGCTGATTCTGACATGTTAGAAATCAACACCCTTCTTACAGGAAAGATGAATGGTGCTGAGAGGATGGTTCTGGATGAAAAGCTTAAGACTCTTAAGGACGTTAAACAGAAATACAAAGATCAATACTTAGCTCTTGGTGAACTTGCACAGTCCAATCCTGATGCTTTTAAACAGGCATATTATAAAACTAACTACGAGAACAATCTTCTTGAACAGTTTACAAAATACGAAAGAAGCGAGAAGAACTTAAAGAGTCCTCTTACAGAACAACTTAACTGGGAAGCTGATTATGCCTTCAAAGAAAGGAAAGAAGCATTTGACCAGAAAATGGCTGTTCGTAAACAACAACTAGAGGAGAGTAAGTTTCAACTAGAAGGGTTCAAGTTTGAAGCTGATTATGAGTTTGATCAGTCTACAGGTAAGTGGAAAAAGAAACCAGATCCAAATAAACCATCTGATGGTTCACTACTTCGTCTCACTGCTGATGTTCCTGGAGAAGAGAACAGAAGCGCTGTACAAAGACAAGAGGCCCAGATTCGTGGTATAGAACAAACCAATAGACAAAACGGAATGGATCTCATGTACAATTATTTGTACAAGTTGAATGATGGTAAAGATAGTAACGGTCAACCTCTCACAAAAGCTGGTGTTGTTAAAACAGTTGAGAAGTTTGCAAAAGACAACAATGAAACTACAGATCAATTCTTAACCAGATGGATCTTGACTCTGAACAATAAAGCAAAAGAAAACGGTGTTAAAATGTCTGCCACAGACACAGAGTCTATTAACAACTTCAAAAGAAACCACTACAACTACACCACTCTACTAGCACTTGGAAAGATTGCTGACAATGAAGCATTTAAAGCCACTGGTATAGATCTTAACGATTATACCAAAACGCTTAGTCCAGTGAACGTTAAGTTGAAAGATGGTAGAAGTGTAACAATCAGTAAAGAAGACATCCTTGACTACATGCTCCTTATTAAGAATGATGATAAGGGTGCTGAAGATAGAATTGTAGCTAAGTATGGGTCTCTCAAAGACTTCCCTTTAAATACATACAAGGCACCTGGAATTCCCAATAGTGAGTTGGAAACTAGAAAAAACTTACAAAAGCTATCTGGCATGTTCTCAATCTATACAAAGGATTGGGATAAGTTCAAACAAGCTTCAAAGGCGAAGAACGACTATCTTGCTAAGGTGGTGAATACAGATGAGATGTTTTCTTTTGGTGAGGATGATGAAAAAGGAATGAAGTCTGCAAAGAATAAAGCTTCTGCGTTTATATCAGGAGCATCATCTTTGACAGGAAAGAATTATGATAAGAGCAAGGCTTTAACAGCTTTAGCAGATCCTAATTCAAAAATATCTTTCAGGGCAAGTGCACCTTTTGAAGAAGGTGGACAATGGAAAGGTACAATGATTATAACCACTGACAAGGGTGAAGTGATTGAGGCTGAGGTTCCTGTTCAAAAAGATTTTGAACAACTCACTGGATCTAAGTTCAATCCTTATAAATTCAATCCCCTGAAAGCAAGAGCTTCAGTTAGTAAGTTTGGATCTACAAATCTTGGCGCTTTCACCACAGACTCTAGAGCTTGGGAAAGTGCTGCTATTGGATCTGAGGGTCTTGTCTCAATGAAAGATTCAAAGAAATATATTCCATTAGGTGCAGATCTAAATGTACTTCCTAATGGTGGATATACAGTGACAGCTTATTTTAAAGATAGGGCTACTGGTAAAATTTTAAATCCAGAGTTTAGTCGTATATACACTGTGGAAGAACAGGCTCAAGCTGACCTAGCTTTACTTACCGAATCTATGCTTGATAAGGAGTTAAAATAAAACAAATGCCAGAGTTACCTATTAATCTTTCAGGCACACCAACGTACAAGAGAGCAGCAGGAGCTTCTCCTGATAACCTTTCTGTTGCTAATCGTGAATACAATCCATTGAACGATACATCTCTGAACTATGTAACACCAAAGAAATCAGGGTATGATGCTTCTAGCATAACTATGGCTGAAGCTGCTGCAGACAGAACTGGTAGATACAAAACCGTAATGTACGGTTATGATAATGAGGAAGCTGCTGCTCAACGTCAAAGCATCCTAGATAAAGGTGCTAATGGTATATTGAAAGGTGTAAACCTCACAGCCACTACTATCGCTGGAGGCTTTGGTATGTTATATGGGGCAGCTAGAGCTCCCTTCTCAGGAAGACTTGCTGACATATGGGATAATAGTGTAATGAGAGGTTTGGATGAGTGGAACAAAGAAGTGGATGATAAAATCCTTCCAAACTACTATACAAAGGCTGAAAGAGATTCAGCTTGGTATTCTCCAGATAACTGGTTCACTGCTAATTTCCTTTTTGATAAACTAATCAAAAACTCAGGATATGCTGTAGGAGCAATGCTTAGCGGCAACATTGCGAATGCTGGACTTCTTAGAGCTGGTGCAGCTTTAGGGAGAGTGGCATCTGCTGGTGCTGTTGCTGCTGAATCATCTCAAGCATTCAAGATATTTTCACCCTTGTTGAGAAATACATCAAGGGCTTTTAGTGCTGGTAAGAACATTGAAGCTGCTGCTGTTTTAGAGAAACAACTGTCCTCTATTGCAGATGTCACTGCTAGGAGTTCTGAGCTTGCAAAGATTGCAAAGACTACAGGCACTTTTGCAGAGTTTGGTAATTCTGCTCGTAGAACAGCTATTGCTGCCTACTCATCTGCTGGCGAAGCTTCCTTTGAAGCTTTACAAACAGGCAATCAGTTTAGAGATTCTCTGATTCAGGAATACGTAGATAAGTATGGTGAACAACCAGCTGGTGATGTTCTGGAAGAAATAAACAAAAGAGCTGACCAGGTTGGTAAAACATCATTCTTTGGTAACCTTGCACTTCTTGGTGCTACAGAATACGTACAGCTTCCATATCTGTTAGGCTCATCCTACAGAAACACAAGACAGGCAGCTGGTGTATTTGCTGGAAAGGTGGACGATGTTCTTACAAAAACCCCTAGCACTAAGCTAGGTAAGGTGTATGAAAAAGCCACAAGTGTTGGTAGATATGTATTTGATCCTAAGGAAGCAGGACAAGAGGTAGGTCAGTATGCCCTTCAAGTGGGTACACAAAACTACTTTAGCAAAGCAGCAGAGTCTGATGATGCTGATGTTTGGGTAGATGGGTTTCTGTATGGGTTTGTTGGTAAAGATGAAGAAGGAAAGGGAGAAGGTGCTCTTGTATCTAAAGAAGGTATGGAGAGTTTTCTTCTTGGTGGTCTTACAGGTGGACCTCTACAAGCTAGAGCAAAAGCCCAAGAAAAACGTGCTAAAACTGAAAACACACAACGTTTTCTAGATCAAATTGGTAGAGCTCCTTCTTTTAAAGAAGCATTCCAAGACAGAATGAGTTCTGTAAACAGAGGTGTTGTTCTTCAACAACAACATGAAGCTGCTATTGTTACAGGTAATGAGCTTGAAGCTCGTGACTTGAAAACAGACATGATGCACAACTACTTGGCTCCTAGAATCAAGTATGGCAGATTTGATATGGTTATGGAGGACATTAGTGAACTTCGTGAAATGTCTTCCTCAGAAACTAACCTTGCAGAACTAAAAGCGCAAGGTATTGCTAACGTTAATGATACAGTTGATAGTTTCCAAAAGAGACTAAACAACTATGAGCGTGTAGCTAAGAACACGAACGAGATATACAACGGTTTGTACATAAGGTATTCTGGTGAAAGATTGGAAGATGGAAATCCTAAATACTCTCCTTATGTACTAGATAAGATGGCGTACGCAGCTAGTAAGATAGCTGACTATGACCTTCGCATTCCACAGCTCAACAACATCCTAACAGAAAAAAGTATTATTGTTGGTAATCTATTGGATGATGTATTGAAAGGTAAAAGACCATCAAGACAAGCTACAGCAGAGATACTTAACAACATAAATGACCTTTCTACAACCTCTGATGTTAAGGACGGTTTAAAAACTGCTTTACAAGACATCATTAGTCTTGGTGAGCGTAGGAGAATATTCATGGATGAGTATGAGGACATCAAACAAAACCCTCTCAACTATGAAACCGATCCTGAGTTTAATATAGGAGACAAGGTTGAAATTCCTGTAAGCGTAGGAGAGCCTGAGAAAAAGGTTGAGATTGGTAAAGAATACTCTCTCGATAAGTCAATGATGAAAGAGGGAAGTGCGCTTTACATGGCTCCAAAGCTAACTGTGCTTTCTCAAACTCTTGGTGGTGAACTAGAAGTGAAGATGCCTGGAGGAAAGATTAAGTTCATTGCTCCTGAGGATCTAAAAGGCTACAACCTATCAGAAGAAGATAACACATCAAAAGAACTGGCAGACATTATGGATGAATCCATAGATGCTGTTCTTAAGAAGGAAGAGTATAAAGATCTTCCTGAGATGAAAGATGGCGACAGTAAACTTGGTTATATAAACTCTCTGGCAGATCAGGCTCTTACAGATGATGTAGAAGCTGAGTTCAATAGAAGAACAGAAGAGTTTGTAAAACGTAAGGAAGAGGAAAGAAAGCAACAAGAAGAGCTTATTAAAAACAGAGCTGCTCTTGAGAAACAACAGACTGAGCTTGAAGCTAAGTCTGGTACAATAGCCACACCTCCTCCTCCCACTCCTGAAGAACTTCAAACATTAGCTGCTACACAGGGTAAGCTGAAGTCTGCTTTTAAACTATTCATATCTGGCACCACTCCTACAGAGCGTGCTGATGAACCCGTACACATTAGAAACTCTAGAGAGTTCTTAAATAATGTAAAGAACTTTAAGAACAAAGGTAATCTTGCAGCTATTCTTGTTACACCAAATCAAGAGGCAGCTCTAGGTTTGTCTGGTCTTACAGCATTATCTTATGGAACAGAAGATTCTAGTGATGCTACAAACGTAGAGACTGGTCTTGTAGCACAAGTGTTTGTAGAACAAGAGAATGGTAAAACATATTTTGTAAATAAGAACGGTGAGCGTATTGGTGAGATTGGTAAACCTGTTGATATTCAACAAGTTATATTCCAAACCATGCCCACCCCATCTTTATATGATAGATCTGGCAAGCCTAGGTTTAGAGCTGATGAGATGGCAGATGCTGAAGCTGCTTCTAAAGGCTGGGCAGCTAAGAGAGTGGAGATATTTGAATCTCCTGCATTCCCTGTAAAAGCATATCGCTTTTCTATATCTAGAGGAATTCCTGTTCTTAATGTTGTAGATGGTAGATATGAAAGAAACCAGATTGGAGATATCCTCATCCCTGAGAGCAAGATTGCTACACAGGAAGGATTGTTACAAGTTGTTACACAGGGTAGCGTTGTTCACAACGGTGAGAACATTAAGTTTAACAATGGTCTTACAGTGTTGCAATATGGTGACACACTGCAGATTGTAAACAACAACCGCCTTGGTGATAAGAAAGCCAACGCTGTCTACCTTGCTATAAAAACTATGATGGATGAGTTTCAGCAAACAAAGAAACTCAATCCAAACTTGGCTTCATATATTCAGAATGTTCTATTCTGGAGAAAGACTGCCACCACTTCTGGAAACCAAATCTTTATAAACACCTCCTCTGGAGAAGTGTCATTAGGAGGTAAGAATTACACTCCTGCAGATCTGGTAAATAAGAAAGATGAGATTGTGGACATGCTCAAAGAAGCATTCCATTCAATCAACAACTCTACACTTAGAGATAGATTCTATGAACCTTTCTATGAATACAGCGTAGAAAATGACAAACTGGTTGAACAAGAATGGCCTAACTATCAGTCCTACCTTTTGAGCAAGAAGGGTAGAAGTGCTGATCAAACTCCACTTGTCACTTCTGTAGCTAAACCTACAGAGGCCATCCCTTATTCATACAAGCAGAAGTATGCTACACTCATTGACTTTGAACTCCCAATGATACAAGCCCCAGCTCCTGCAGCTGCTACAAAGGAAGCTGTAGCTGAGGGTAAAGCAACTCTTGGTGACTTTGTAATGGATGGTGAGACAAAGAACACCTTTACAGGTTTCAAGACTGGTCCTATTGATTTCACAGGAACAATAGATGACAAGGGTGATATATCAGTGGATGTTCTGTCAAACGACACTATTATAAATGCTGCTAAGAACGGTAAGCTTGTAAACGAAACAGTGGTTCCTGCTCTTAAAGAAGCTAATCAGTTTGATGCTTCTGCAGATGACATAGAGCTTGTTACAATGTTTGTAGCAGGTAAGCTTGCTATTGAACTTAAGGCTCTACAACCAGTTGCTGAAGTTAAAGAAGCAGCTCCTGTTTCTACAGATGCTAAAGCTGATATAAATAGAATAGTAGATGCATTTAATCCAGAGGATAATTTTAAAAGTCCAGTAGATGCGTGGAGCGTTGTTATTGAAGATGATAAAGGTAATTTAGTAAAACCTGAAATAATTGTAGAAATAAAAGGAATCGATTATACTAAAAAAGAATTATTAGATATTGAAGATCCTGAAAACCCTGCTGTAGAAGAAACTTTAAATGAAATTGACAGGCTTCAAAAATTACTTGAAGCAGAACTAGCTGCTTTAGAAGGAGCTAAACCTGCTGAAGGAACTTATAATCCAGAAGGAACAGGTGCTCCTCAGGATGACTATATGAGAGTGGGAGTGAAAGAGGCTGGTGCTGAAATGCTTACAGGTGCACAGATAGAACTGTTCAAGATTTGGGCTGCAGAAAAGGTTCCTGGTATTCCATACGAGGTGTTAGACAATATTGTTAACACATATGACAACCAGAAAGCATGGGGTGTATTTGAGAACAATGTAGCCAAGTTCTACAAGGGTGCTCCTGGCACCACTCCATACCATGAAGTGTTTGAAGGTATATGGAAAGGTTTCCTCACTCCTGAACAAAGACAACTTATCCTTGATGAGTTCAAGTCTAAGACTGGTCAGTTTACAGACAGAGCCTCTGGCAAGAAGATAAACTATGCTGATGCTACAGATCAACAAGCTAAGGAAAGAATAGCTGATGACTTTGGTGCATTTAGAGTGGGTAGACTTCCTGCACGTAGCTTGGGAGAAAGAGTGCTTAGATTTTTTAAAGACATCATAGAGTTCTTCAAGTCCTTTGTACAGAAACCTTCTATGAAGGAAGAGCTGTTCAAGGCTATTGAGGCTGGTAAGTTTAAAGATGCCATCCTCCCTGCTTCTATTGCTGCATCCACTCCTGAATACATGCGCATCCCTGGACTTACAGAAACTCAAGCTTATGAGTTTGTTCAGGATATGACAGCTCGTGTAGCCAATTATATATTTGGAGACAGCAAGAAGTCTCTCTACGATATTAAGAAAATCACTGGCAAAGAAATCTTTGACAAGATTAAAGAAGCTTACGCAAGTAAAGCTGAGAACAAATATGAAAAGCTTGGCGAAGAGCGTTTCAACCAGTTGGTTATCAGAACAAAAGAAAAGCTTCGTACACTGGGTATCAACTTTAATGATGAGGACACAGTGGATATAAATGATGAGAATGTTTCTAACAGAGACTATGCTCCTGAGCCATTCTCTACAGACTGGAAGAAGACATCTCCTTTCCCAGTTAAACTTGTAGCAGCTACCCTCCCTGAGGTAAAGCCTACAAACCAGCAAACTGAATCATCTCTAAAACTTCCTGAGCGTCAGACATCAAGTGTGTTGGGATTGAAACTGGCAAGTTTTGGTAGAGTGTTCAATACATTGTTGGATAAGGTTTCTAATACAACCAATGTTAATTTGGTAAAGAACAAGCTTGTTGACCTTGCTAAAAGCGATGGTACATTTGTTCGTTTCTTCCAACGTATAGGTGGTGATTTAAATAATATGGACTTCAAACTCTCTAGTAGAGAGGACTGGAGACTATTTATTAATTTCTACCAGACATTTACCAAGCAGAAACCTAATGCTGACATCCAATACTTTGATGGCAACAGTGTATATACAGCTCCTGCTAACCAGTTCACTGCCAGCAAACTTTTACAAAGTGAGTGGTTTGAGAACATGAAGGCTTTGGCTGATGACCCATCATCTATTATAAAGAGGAAGAAGCAAAACTTTGAAGTGGACAAGAGTAAGTTACCTGGCGCAGTTCCTAAACAACCTGAGGCAATGGTTAACTTCCTTGCAGATCTTGGTGTAAGTTTCCCTCTTAGTGCATACACATCCTTGAATCGTAATCAGAAAGATGATTTTGGTAAAGCTGTTGGAGGAATATACACATACATACAGAAGAACACTGAGGTGGGTACAGTTACAGGTAAGACACTTGGAATCAATCCTCAGTTGTCTGACCTAGCCAATCTCTACATCAAAGTGACCAATCCTTCTCAGGACACTACATATTTTGGTGTTGAGAACCAACGCATTCAATCTTACGCTGAGAATAACGTTCCTTCTGTAATGGAGAATGAGTTCAACAGTGTTGAGACAGTTGAAGAACTGAAGCAGCTCAGACCAGAACTTAACGATGTATTCTCTACAAACAGCATCACTCTTAAAGATGGTGGCAACTTCTACAATCTAGAAGGACAGAGATACAAAACAATCAAGGTTGGATACATCCAGGGTAGAAAGACAGTGGACACTGATAAAGGTGTTACCACTAGCAAGCTTACCCTTGGTGATCGTTTCACACAAGAGATTAATGAGAACCTGAATGGTGACTACTATATTCTGGTTCCTGCTGATGGATCTACAGAATGGAAGATAAACCTAGGTAACCATATGTCATTTGTTGACATAGCTGGCGGAAGGGCTTGGAATAAGATTTACAGTATATTTAAAGGATATCTGCAGGATGAGGTGGCTCTTGCTCTTGATTATGAGAACAGAGAGAAACTTAAGAATGTTGGAGACAAGGCAAAACAACTTCGCTTCTTTAAGGAAATCTTAAAGGAAAAGAACGTTACTGCCATTGAGAAAATGATCGCTAATGGTTCTACACAGGACCAGATCAATGAGTATATTGATAAAAACATTGATGACATCAATGCTGCTGTAGCTGACTTCATCAATAATACAGTGGAAGAAACAACAACTCTTCTTATAAACAACAATCAGATATCTCAAGTTAAGGAAGGTCAATATAGCTATCCTGGGCTACAAGATAAGTTTGCAACAGCAAACGATATTAATAAGTTTAATATGTCTGAGCAGGACGTTAAGAATCTCTTAACGTTTGTAAATGCAAACTATGTCATCAACAACATAGAGTTGCATAAGTTTATATTTGGTGACCCATATGAGTTTGCTATAAAGAACGGTAAACTTGATGAGACCAAACGTATCAAAAGCTTCTTGTCTCCACGTAGGATTACATTTGACAGTCCTGAGTACAATAGCTTCCTTAATGATGACTACAATACAGCTAGTGGTGTTAAGCTCACTCCTAACGATCCTGGTTATCATTTACATAAGTCTTACACAAACACTATAACACTGGCTGACATCAACCTGTCTAGCGAACTCTATCCTAAGATCAATGAAGCAGATGCTGCTTCGTTCATCATGGACACCACCTATAGAGAGGTGAAGCTGAAGAATGGTCAGTGGATTGATGAGATTTCAGAACCTTGGCATCAATGGCAAATGGCTTATACAAGAAATAAGCTGGCTGCTAAAGGTGAATACACATACACAAGTGATAGATTACAAAAGGCTGATGCTGAATTAATTAGCAAACCTGAGCCTGCATTTGTAACAGAGGTTCTCAAACCTATCGTATCTGGTGTAAAAGCTGCTGAGACAAAGATTGACAATGTTCTAGACAAGTTCTCTCAAATGCCTCTATATTATAAAGACGTTGAGGGTAGAAATCTTGAGAAGCTCTACATCAAAATGTGGAAAGAGAACATTGGGTATGCTGTGTTTGAGAGCGGTAGAAAGCTGGGTGCTACAGAATTGTACAGTTTGTATAACAGTAATGGAGACATCAACGATAAACCTTTCACCAAAGAACAGATTGTAAAGGTGCCTTGGAAGGCATATGGTATACAGGTGGAGAATGCATATGAGAACCCTAAGGATCAAACTCGTGGTTCTCAGTTGACAAAACTTTCTAGTCTTGATTTGTTTAGTGATGGTAAAGGTACAGAACAAGCTAAGAAGGCTTACGAACGTAACCTTAAAGCTTTGAATGCTTTGCATGAGGACGGTTATAAAACTCTTCTTGACAAACTTGGCATTGAGGACTTGGGTGATGGTTTCCGTCTTGTAGATCCTGCAGCTGTTCAGGAAACTCTTGAGTATGAACTACTTAGAAGAGAGATGGCTGAGAATGCTAAAGACACAATCAAGCGTGATGAGAACGGTCAGTTTATTATTCCTTTTGAAGCTTCTCCTGCCTACAAACAAATAAAGGACATTCTGTTCTCAATAGTTAACAAGTCTCTTGTTAGTCCTAAGATGAACGGTGCTCCTAAGGTGCAGGTTCCTGTAACAGGATGGGAGAAACAAAATAGAAAGTCTGGCAAACCAAACCCAGAGCTGAAGTTCTACACTAAGGAAGATCCTTATATGGAAGTGTTGCTTCCTCATTGGTTTAGAGGTAAGTTCAATAAGAAGAAGTTCCCTAACGACGAGGCTATTCTTAAATACCTAAACACTAGTCCAGAGGGTAAGTCTATCCTCAGCGGTGTTGGCTTCCGTATTCCTACACAGTCTATGTCCTCTATTGAGGTGTTTAGAGTGAAAGGGTTCTTGCCACAATCTATGGGTGACACTATAGTGGTTCCTTCTGAAGTGACAGCAAAAGCTGGATCTGACTTTGATATAGATAAAATGAACACCTATCTCAAGTCTACATACATAGACAAGAATGGTGATATTAAACTGGTTAAATACCAAGGGTCTGAAGAAAGTACAAAAGAGTTCTTTGGTAAGGTGTTTGATGCTGCACTTGACAAGCAGAAGGTGAACAAAGCTGAACTTCTTGAAGCTGTGCAAATTCTTTCCCTTGGACTAGAGGATTCAAATAACTTATTAGACAAATACGCAAACCTTCTTGATGTTCTTCTAGAGGATGTGAAAGACTCCTCAGAGTTTGAGAACAAGGTGATGCAAGAACTTGAAAGACTGGGAGACGCTAACTTACAAGCTAAGTTGAAAAACAGGTTTGTAAATGATATGTACAAGCGCTCTTTAGAGAACGAGTATTACAATGCTCTTGAGGAAATGATCACCCTCCCTGAAAACTTTAGTCGTCTAATTGCTCCTGTAAACGATGCTGGTCTTTCTGATCTAGCTACAGAGCTTGATACTCTTAGAAAAGAAGATGAAACCACCATACCAGGTAGATTGCTCAACCGCAACTACATGACTCCTCTTAGAAATGCATTTGTCACTGCTAAGAAGTGGGTGGGTATTTCTGCTGTAAACATTACAGGTCAGTCTCTTACACAGAAGGCTGAGGTGTATGTTGACCCTGCTAGAATTGAAGGATTGCCTGATTTTGACAAGAAGATACTTGGAGATGGTAAGGTGCTGCTTCCTCACAACAAGGTGGTTGTTGATGGTAATGAGTACATATCTATCTCTGGTAAGATGACTGAAGATGGTACACAGTACATATCTGATAGGCTCTCTGGATATGCCACATCATTTGTGGATGTAGCCAAAGATCCTTACATCATGAAGATCATTGGTTCTAATTCTGTTGTAGGCACATTCATGTTCCTTGAGAGAATAGGCGTTGGTGAAAACACCATATGGTTCCTTAACCAACCTATCATCAGAGAATACCTAAGCTACCTAGATAGCATTGGTAAGAAAGGATTGTTTGGTAAAAAGGATGGTGAATACATCAGAAGCATGTTCCCAACATCTGTAAAAGATGCAACATTTGATCCTAGTACACTAAAAGAGAACATCAGCAAGTATTACGATAAGCAGTTCAATAATGAGGACAATGCTACTCAACAAGCAATATTCACTGAGTTCCTGAAGTATGCTAAAATGGCTGAGTATAGCTTTAAGCTTACACAGGCTTCCAACTATGACACTACTAAATTTAGGAGTGGTGATGAGTTTAGTAGGAAACAAACCAGAACAGCAACAGCTAGAGACAAAAACATTTTCTCATCTGTAGATAAGGTGTTAGACTCTTCCTTTATAGGAAACCAGGCTAAGTTTATTGACAGCGCTATGTCATCCTTGGGAGAGATTATCAAAACTGAGAAGGATGACTTTACTATCATCACAAACGATGTTATTAAACCATTCCTAGAGAACGAGTTCCTTAGTGCAGAAGACTTTAACAAGGTGGCTAGCAAAGCTAAGACATCGTTCATTGACTATATTGTGCAGACACAGAGTTCTTTGAACACAGAGATAGAAGCTCTTGTTGTGTCAAACAGTTCTGTAGCAGACCAATTGGCTCAAGCTAAGAAAAGACGTCCTGAGATGAAACTTCTTAATGAGCTACAGGTGGTAAGTTCTGATAGAACTGGAGGAGCTAAAAGCATAAGGCTTAGAGCTAATCTGAAGGATGCTTTTGATACAGACATGTATACAGACATGATGAGAGAGTTGAAACTGGTAGAACCAGAGTTGTACAACGGTCTTGTTAAACTGTCTCTGCTTCAGGGTACATATCAAACAGCTATATCTATTAGAAATATTATACCTGTAGAGGATTTGTCTCCAATGATTAAACCTGTAATTGATTCTCTCACATCTACAGAAGAGGTGAAGAACTTTACCAAAGGAGCGTTCTACAGAAATAACTGGAAGGACAATACAATTGTACCTTTTGCACAGCCTAAATTCTTTGCAGCTTCTGAAACACCTTTAGGAGAAGATCCTTCTGGTAATGAGATATATCAATACTATTCACCTCTGTTTCCTAACATAGAATACTTTGGTATACAATCTTCAGATCGTAAAGTGTTGTTACTCAGTGAGATATACAATTCTGCTGAAGTGAAGTATGACTTTGTAAAGGTACCTCGTGTTGTAACGGACAAGAAAACTGGTGAGATGATTGACATGGTAACTGGTCAAACTGTAACCCGTGCAATGTTTGCTAGACAAAAAGCCCAAGGTGATTTGTCTCTGAAGGATGTGTTTGGTTATCAAAAGGTGAAATACGCTAACGGTGAACCTCTTGTAACATTTAAAGGTGACCATGTATACAAACTGGTAAACCTGTATGGTGATGGTCAGCTTGTTTCTGAATACTATCTAGAGAGCAAACCTTCTGTTCTGAACAACGGCACTATAAAAGTGGATAACGAAATTCCTGATGCTGAATTGATAAAGTTCTTTGGCGCTGAGGAAGTTGTTGTACCTTTACAAGATACTAAGGTGACTACACCATCTGGGAACTTAAAGCTGAAAGATGGTAACGAATATCCAATATCAGATATAAACGCACAACTATTGGAGAAGATTGGGTATACACCTAAAGAAATTGGTAAACTTTTAAAAGCAATCTGTTAATGGCAACCTGTCCAAATACAAATCTTGACTCTTGGAAAGAACTAGTGGCTTCTAAAGGAGAGGATCTTGCCTACTATCTGTGGGACAAGTATGATGGTAATATTCCTGAGGATGCAACTGTGCCCACTCCTGATTCTCCTGTAGCATCTCCTAAGACCATTGCGTTGATCAAAGACTTCATCAAGCGCATTGGTGTGGACATTAAGGTGTTGAAACAGATTGAGGTGAATGGTGTGAAGTATGATGACAAGGGTGCTGCACTTGTGATGCAGAAACTAATACAAGTGGTTGAAGGTAAAGAGGCTGAAGCTCTTCCTGAGGAAGCAATGCACTTTGCTGTGTCAATTATCAAACAGACCAACCCAGCATTATACAAGAAACTACTAGGTGAAATTAACAACTATCGCATTCTAAAGGATGTATTTGCTACATATAGCAAAGATCCAAACTACCAAATAGATGGTAAACCTGATGTTGTCAAACTGAAGGAAGAAGCTATTGCTAAGGTGTTGACACAGGTAGTTATAGATAAGAACGAGGGTAACACTGAAACCCTTCAGAAGATAGCTAATGTAGAAAGCTGGTGGCAACAGATTATAAGAGCCATCAAGAATCTATTTGCTAAAAGTGGATTTGACCAACTCGCTATAGACATCATGTCTGGTAATGAGATTGGTACAGCTGAGGATATCAGAGAGGAGCAAGACGCTATATTTTTCTCAAAGAATCCTCAAGAATCTATATTCGATAGGATTAGAGAGGTGTCTGGAAGAATTGAGAAGAAGGAGGATGGTTATTACATTGATGGTAAGAAGATAAACAGAAGGGTTACAGACATTGTAAAAGATTGGTATTCTAGAAGGTTTAACGATAAAGATCTTACCAAAAGTGAATATGCTAAAGCTGTAGATGATTTAAAGCGTGAGAAGGGTACAGCTGGACACGCTGATATAGAGAACATGTTCAAGGTGTTTGTAGATGAGAACGGTTACCTAAGAGAAACTCCTTTGGATGACTCTACGTATGTATCTCAGCTCAACCCATCTAATAGAGACATGTACAACTCTCTAAAGGAAAATATGGAAGCTAGACTTAAGTCTTTCCCTCAGGGTACAAGATTTATGTCTGAGATAACTGTGTACGATGCTAAACGTGGACTGGCTGGTACAATAGACTTCCTTGCAGTGACACCAACAGGTGAGACTAGCATATTAGACTGGAAGTTCATGGATCTGAATGTAAACAAGTATACAGACATTCCTTGGTATAAGGTGAATGCTTGGAGACAGCAGATGGAGCAATATAAACTCATCCTACAAAATGTCTATGGTGTTAAACCTCAGGACTTCAGACAAACCAGGATGATTCCTATACAGGCTGTGTATTCACAGGGTAATGCCAAAATTAACATTCTACCTCAGTTGCTTAGCGTTAAGATAGGAGATGTGAATGTTAAGAACATTGCAGATGACTACTTGCTTCCTGTAGGACTGGAAGGTGAAAAGACTGGTAATAAAAAGATTGATGCATTGATTGAGAAACTCAATGCTGTATATAAGAAGTTCTCTGAGAAGAAAGTGCTTCCTTCAGAGAAGTTAAGTAAGGCTGAGCAACTTAATGAGCTGTTTACAGCTATCAGGCAGTTGCAAATTAAGGGCAACCTTAAACCTTTGCTTAGACAGGCTAAGATATTGAACAAGCAAATCCAGAAAACTATAGAAACTTACAACAGTAAGTTTGCTGGTCAAGATCCTTCACAGTTTAGCCAGAAAGAAATAAACAGTTTTGCTGAGGAATTACAGACAGCTCAGGATGCTATCAACACTTACGTTAATCTCGACACAGACCTTAGAGGTCTATTTGTAGGAGAATTATCTGAGGAAGATAGAAAACTTAAGGATGATTTAAGAGATGCTGCTGATGATGCCAGAGATATACAATCAACTTTGAATGACATCCTTAATGATTACACTTCTGAGATTATTGCTAAGAGTGAAGGGGTGGATAGTTTACTGTCTCCTGAAAAGATTGTAAAGGGTATTACAAAACTGTTTGCATCTACAGCCACCATACAGCTAAAAGCTATGGAAGTGTTGTACAAGAAAGCAAATAAAGCGTTTGCTCTTGCAGGTTATGATACACTAACAGAAAGCAAAAAGCTACAATCTCTGAAAGAGGCCTATGATAAATGGGCTGCTTCAAAAGGACTTTCACAGAAAGACTACTTTAACATTATTAAGAAGAAGAAGAGTAACGAACTGATTGATGAATTCAATCCTGAGTTCTATTCCACCCTTAAGAAGAACATAGAAGAGAAAGATTCTCAGTGGGTTAGGGACAACATCAATGTGTCTGAGTACAATGAGTTCTTAAAGAAAAAGTTAGAAGAGGAGTTTGAGAGAATAGAGAACAAGCACAGAGTGGGTACAGAAGTGGAAATTAATTCTGAAATCACTCGTGAGAAGAATCAGGCAAAGTTGCTCTACAATACATCCACTACAGAAAGTGCTGGATGGTTGCTATACGACTTTGTGAAACTGTTCCCTAAACGTGAGACCTGGGAGTCTAAAGAATGGAAAGAGCTTAATAATCCTGCCAATAAACCTGCTCTAGATTTCTACAACTACATCAAAGAGAGAAACGAAATCTACCGTGAGTTGGGATATATAGGAAGAGCTGAGGCTCGTACATTCCTTCCATTTGTAAGAAAGAGTCTTGTAGAGAAACTTATTACAGGAGGGAACGTAAGACTTGGCGAACAGTTCTTTAGAGATATATCAATCGATGAGGGTGATATAGGATATGGAAAGATTGATCCTCTAACAGGTAAACCTATAGATGCGCTTCCTAAGTATTTCACAAAAGAAGTGGAAGGGGAAGTGAGTGATGACTTGTTTAGAACTATGGCTATGTACAATGAGTCTGCCATCAGATACCAATATCTCAGTGAGATTGAGGATCAGGTGAGAGCACTTGTAGCTGTAGAAAGAAATAAAAAGGCAATCGCTACATCTGTATTTGGTAGAACTGAATATAAAGATGGCGTTCTTCAATACACCCCAGACAACAACGAGAACACAAAGCTTGTTGAAGACATGATGAAATCCATCATCTATGGTCAGAAGTTTGTACAGAGTGAAACCTTTGACCAGCTTCTAGGTAACCTTGGTAAATGGGGTGAAACATTGAACACTAAACTAGGTATGAAGGTGTTCCCAGAAAACCTAGACGGTAGACAACTGAGTGTTAATAAGATAATCAATCAGCTTAACAACACCTTCCAGATCACTACATTAGGATTGAACGTACTGTCTGCAACCTCCAACTTCTTTGGTGGTAATGCTCAGTCTGTAATCAATTCTGGTAAGTATTTTACCAAGACAGACTATCTATCTTCTGAGGCAATGCTGTTTGTTAACAAGTTTGCTAACGTTGATGATCAAAAGAAACTGATTGGTGCTCTTGAATACTTCCTTCCTCTGACAGAAAACTACAACAGGGATGTGGCTAACAGCCTATCTCTCAATAAGTTAAACCAACAGAACCTACAGGACTTCTTGATGGTGCTCATGAGGAAGTCTGACTGGGCTGTACAGACAGCTAACTTCTACTCCTTCCTCAAGAACACAATTGTACAAGATGGAGAGGTGGTGAATGCAAGAGAATTCTTGAGATCTCAACCTAAGTATGCAGAGAAATATGCTGGTACAGTGGAAGATAGGAAAGCTTTTGAACAAGAGTTTGAGGCTGAAGTGAAGAGTCTTGTAGAAGAGAAGGGTATACTAAAGGTTGCACAAATCGTTGATAATGAATTTGTTATACCTGGTGTAGAAAGAAAATCCGACAGTGTTGTTAGGCTCAGAAGGAACGTACAACAACTTACAAAGGATGCTCTTGGTAACCTGTCTGAGGATGATTTGAGAAAGATCAACCTCACTATATACGGTAAGTCATTCATGATATTCAAGAACTGGATCCCTCGTCTGGTAGATGTACGTATGGGTAACCTTAAGTATAATAATGCTTCAGATGCCTATGAGTGGGGAAGGATGAGAATGGTGTTCCGCATGTTGTCAGAAGACCTGATAGGAAGCCTTAATAATCTGTACGGCTCCCTTGTAGCTAATCAGAAGGGTGTTGATTTCATGAGAGAGCTATTTGAAAAGAAAAGAGCTGATTATGAAAAGGATACAGGCAAAACTCTAGATATGACAGAGGCTGAGTTCATGGACCTGGTGAGAAATAACCTCAGAAGTCAAATGTACGATGTTATATTCCTAACAACTATGTTCATCCTCGTAGCTTCTCTCAAGGCAAACATGCCTGATGATGAAGAGGATGCAGCTACTAAGGCTAGATATAGATTTATGGTGAAGGCTGCTGATAAGTTTAAGGATGAATTGGCATACTTCTATGACCCCACTAGCTTCCAAAACCTCGTATCTAGTGGCATATTCCCATCCTTAGGACTTGTAGACAACTTTAAAAAGGGCACCGTGAACTTCTTTAAAGAAAACTGGGCTCTTGCTACAGGGGATGATGAAGCTGTTGAAGAAATCAAGGTTATTAAATACTGGCTGAAGACATTCCCATTCACAAATCAGATGGCTGGATATCTCCCAATGTTCTATCCTGAACTAGCTAAAGACCTTGGTTTGAGAGTTCAATCTAACTACGGAATTAGATAGTACATAACGCTATATTATATCACTTATTTTCTCATAACTCATTGAAAATACATTACTAACAACTAATTTTGCTAATATGCGTACCGCTGCAATTTGCCCAACATGTGCTGTTTTTGAGAATGCTTTGTGCATCCTCTATAACGGTGAATATTTGCCCAATATTGACGTAAACCCCCTAGACTCTCTAGAGGTGGCATTGGAAAAGATAAATGACAATCTAGTTCCTGTAACAGGATCTGGTGCTCCTACAGCTGGAGCCATCTATCTTGGACAACTTTACGTGAGAACTTCTGTATCTCCAAACCTGTATTTTGCTAAGTCAGTGGGTACAGGTGCCTTGGATTGGAGGATTCTTCTTTCTATTCCTTACACAGGAGCCCCTGAGTATGCTGACAATGCAGCTGCTATTGCTGGTGGTTTAACAAATGGTCAAGTTTACCGTACAGGTGACGTGTTGAAAATCGTACATTAATCTAAGACATGAACGTACTTCCTAACATACTACAGTATGGAAGTAGTGGTACATCTGGTACATCAGGTGAATCACAGACTTCTGACTACGTAAATAATTTCCCAGTTTATATAGATCCAGTGGTTCCTGTGGAGCCACCACCTAGTGAATTATCATCTAGTCAGCCCTCCTTTTTGTCCAAGCTCTATGGTAGGACTCTTGTTCAGGAGACCCCTATTATTACTAGCGAGCCACTTATTTACGTTGCTGCTCCTGATCCAGTGGATCCAGCAGACAACCAATCGTTCATGTCTAAGCTATTTGCTAATGCAAATAACAATACAGCTTTCACAAGCAGCCCAGTAGTATGTGCTGCTAATCCTTGTCCTATCACATTGAACGCCACCTGTGTGTTCTATGAAGGACCCAATTTGATCTATACAAAGATCAACACAAATGACAACCTCCAGACAGCTCTTGAGAAGATAGAGGCAGCTATTGCTGACGAACTTGCAGGAAGCTCTGGTACGAGTGGCACTTCTGGCACCTCAGGAACGTCTGGTACAGCAGGTACTTCAGGTACCACTGGCACCAGCGGAACTTCAGGCACAAGTGCTACAGCAGGTACTAGTGGCACCTCAGGTAGCTCTGGCACATCTGGTACAACAGGAACAAGCGGTACGAGTGGTACTGACGGTAGTGGAGGAACCTCTGGAACCTCTGGGACGTCTGGAACATCTGGTACTAGTGGCACTGCTGGAACCAGTGGCACCTCTGGTACTACGGGTACAAGTGGCACATCAGGTACAGATGGTAGTGGTGGCACATCAGGCACTTCGGGTACATCTGGAACCAGTGGTACAGCTGGCACCTCAGGTACAAGCGGAACCACAGGAACTAGTGGCACTAGTGGGACAACTGGTACCTCAGGTACATCAGGCACCCATGGTACATCAGGTACAACTGGTACTAGCGGTACGTCTGGGACAACTGGAACTTCTGGAACCTCAGGCACTACAGGTACGTCTGGTACCTCAGGCACTTCTGCAACGAGTGGTACGAGCGGAACCAGTGGTACAGATGGAACAGGAGGTACGAGCGGTACATCTGGTACATCAGCCACTAGTGGAACTAGTGGTACAACAGGAACTAGTGGGTCAAGTGGCACCAGTGGAACCTCTGGAACATCAGGAACTGATGGCTCAGGAGGTACTTCTGGCACATCGGGTACATCTGGTACAGATGGAACTAGTGCAACATCAGGAACTTCTGGTTCTTCTGGAACATCAGGAACCTCTGCAACTAGTGGAACTACAGGTACTTCTGGTACGTCAGGTACTGACGGAACAGGAGGAACTAGTGGTACGTCAGGTACATCTGCCACCTCTGGATCATCAGGCTCTTCTGGAACTGATGGAACAGGAGGCACATCAGGTACCAGTGGAACCAGTGCGACCAGTGGTACGTCTGGAACTACAGGAACCTCAGGTAGTAGTGGTACAACTGGTACGTCTGGTACGAGTGGGACCGCTGGTACAAGTGGAACAGATGGTTCTGCAGGTACATCAGGTACAAGTGCAACGAGTGGAACAAGTGGTACAAGTGCTACATCAGGCACGTCTGGAACAAGCGGAACTACTGGTACATCTGGTAGCTCTGGTTTGAGTGGAGATAGATTTGCTACAACATCAAGTACAACATATACATTAGGAGGTGTTGGTTCCTCAGGAACTATCACAGTGGGGACAGGACTAGCCTACACAGTGGGTCAGTCTATCATTGTTGCCTACGATGCTAATAATCACGTAGAAGCTGAGGTGACTTCATACAATCCAGCAACTGGCGTATTGAGCTTCACTGTATTTAGACTTACAGGGTCTGGTACATATAGTTCATGGCAAGTAAACTTGGATGGTGCTACAGGTGGTGATGGTTCTAGTGGATCATCAGGAACTAGTGGTACATCTGCAACAGCTGGTACCTCTGGTACGACAGGTACATCAGGTTCAAGTGGTACGTCTGCTACGTCAGGTAGCTCAGGTACTACAGGAACTAGTGGAACTGACGGTACAAGTGGAACCAGCGGCACCACAGGCACATCTGGCTCAAGCGGTAGTAGTGGATCTTCAGGAAGCAGTGGTTCTAGTGGAACATCTGCCACTTCTGGAACTTCTGGTACATCAGCTACAGATGGTACAGGGGGCACTAGTGGAACTAGTGGGTCCTCAGGATCAAGCGGTAGTGCTGGAACAAGTGGTACAGCAGGTAGTCCTGGTACGTCTGGAACTAGTGGTAGTTCTGGAACAGCAGGATCGTCAGGAACCACAGGTACATCTGGAACTTCTGGAACAACAGGTACCAGTGGTACTAGTGGTGTATCTGGAACCTCTGGAACTAGTGGTACAAACGGTACAGGTGGAACATCTGGCACCTCTGGAAGCAGTGGAACATCTGGGTCTAGCGGTACAGCAGGTTCATCTGGTACTAGTGGAACATCAGGTACAGCAGGTACTAATGGTAGTCCAGGAACCTCTGGCACAAGTGGATCAAGTGGATCTAGTGGTACAAGCGGTACGACAGGTACCAGTGGAACCTCAGGTTCTTCTGGATCTAGTGGTATAAACGTTGGATCAAGTGCTGTAATTGTACTTGGTGCAGGTGCTTGTTCTTCTGTTAGATGTGGCGTTAGCAATAGTGCAACAGGTGGTTACACAGGTAACTTGGCAGGTACAAGTAACACCATGAGTGGATGCTGTTACAACGTTATAGTTGGTGGATTTAACAGTACTGCAAGCGGAACATATTATGCGTTTATAGGTAATGGTAGTACAAACACGGCAAGTGGCAGTGTTTCATTTATAGGTACAGGTGGGAGCAACATCGCTTCAGCAGATTATGCTTTTATTGGTAATGGTGCAGGAAATACAGCTTCAGGTAGTTTTGCAACTATTGTAGGAGGTACAGTTAATACGGCATCAGGAACATGTTCTTTTATTGGTGGAGGTTTTTGTAATACTGCTTCAGGAACACATGATGTTGTTGTGGGTGGATTATACAATAGGGCAACATCTTCTGCCCAATCATTTATAGGAGGTGGTTGCTACAACTATATTTCAACAGGTGTTTGGAATACCATCACGGGTGGTATTTGTAACTGTATTACAGCAGGAGGATATGGATTTATTGGTGGTGGATATAGAAACTGCCTGATAAATAGCGCAACAGAATCTGCTGTAGTTGTTGGAGGTACTAATACTGTATCTGCCTCTTATTCAGGTATTCTTTCAGGAGCTTTAAATAGTGTATCAGGCGCACGTTCTTCTGTTTCAGGAGGTTGCCAAGTTACAGCGAGTGGCGCATTCAGCCATGTTGGAGGTGGTTGTTTAAATACAGCATCAGGAACAACAGCAGGTGTGTTGAGTGGTAGAGGTAATGCCGCAGGAGGTAATTGGTCTTCTGTAAGTGGTGGTTATAATAACTCAGCAGGCGGTAATGAATCTCATGTAGGTGGAGGTAATGCAAACTCTGCTTCAGGATGTATGTCATTGGTTGGTGCAGGTTTTGGTAACACTGCATCAGGTTTAAGGTCAGGTATTGGTTCAGG